GACTGGAGATCGTCCCGGTACCGGGTCCCGGCGTGCCGTTAAGGCATGATCGGCGGGTGGTAGGTCAGCGTGAAAGCGAGCGCCCAGAGCAGGAACAGAACCAGCGGCAGGTGCACGATCAGCTGCAGGAAGCTGAAACCGACGATGTCGCGCGCCTTCAGGCCGAGGATACCAACCAACGGCAGCATCCAGAACGGGTTGATCAGGTTCGGCAGCGCCTCGGCGGCGTTGTAGATCATCACCGCCCAGCCGAGATGAACCTTCAGTTCGTTGGCGGCCTGCAGGACATAGGGCGCCTCCAAGAGCCACTTGCCGCCGCCCGAGGGCACAAAGAAGCCGAGAATCGCCGAATAGACGCCCATCGTCAGCGGGAAGGTGCCGGTGGTGTTGAGGCTGACGAAAGCGTGGGTGATGGCGTCGGACGCGGAGGCGCCGGCGGCGTTCTTCGGGCCGGTCAGCATGCCGCTGATCGCGGCGTAGAGCGGGTACTGGATCAGGATCCCGGCGGTGGCCGGCACGGACTTCGCGACCGCAACGAGGAAGCGCTTCGGCCGCCAGTGCAGCAGCAGGCCGAGGGTGAGGAACAGCAGGTTGTAAGTGTTGAGGTTCGAGATCGCCACGATCCACGATTGGCGGGCGAATTCCTGCACGATCCAGCCGCCGGCGATGACCACGAGGAGGATCGTGAGGATCGGCGAGTGCTCCAGCCACTCGCCGGGCTGGCGGGCAGGCGGAATGTCGTTCGTCTCCCGGGCGACGTCGACGCCGAGCGTGTCGGCGGTGACGGCCGTCTCGCGGCGCGGCGCGGAGGCGTACGCGATGGCGATTGAGACGACGAACAGGATCGCGGCGACCAGCATCGATTGCCACAGGAAGATGGTCTCGCTGAACGGGATGACGCCCGAGATGGCGAGGAGGTTCTTAGTCAGGCTCGCCGGGTTCGCCTGGAGCTGCGCCGCCGAGGAGCTGAGCCCCAACGCCCAGGTCGCGCCGAGCCCGAGATAGGCGGCCGCGCCTGCGGCCCGGTAATCCATGCGCAGGTCCGTGCGGCGGGCGAGCGCCCGCACCAGCAGGCCGCCGAAAATCAGGCTGAGGCCCCAGCTGATGAAGGAGGAGATCATCGTGGCGCCCGCTACGAACGCGACCGCGCCTCGTCCGGTCTTCGGGACCTGGGCGAGCCGCTCGATCAAAGCCTGGACGGGCGGCGACGTGGCCACGACGTAGCCGCCGATGGTGACAAAGGCCATCTGCATGGTGAAGGGGATCAGGCTCCAGAAGCCGTCCCCGAAGCTTTTCGCGATTGCGGCCGGCTGAGCGCCGTTGGCGAGGGCACCCAGCGCGACGATCACCACCGCGATGGCGACGAAGATGAACGCGTCCGGAAACCAGCGCTCCGCCCAATTCGTGAAGCGCACCCCGAGCCGTTCCAGGGAGCCCGCGGAGCCGTCGCTGCCGGGATCCGCCGCGGCAGCGCTGCCCTTGCGGATGGGGTTGGCCGGAACGGTCGCCATCAAATTCCTCCGAGACCGACTCTAGCGGTCGGTCGCGGGAGGCAGGATGGCGCTGGCCGGAACGAACTCAAGTCGAAAACTGACGCGGGAGCGTAACAGCTTGGTGGAACTGTGAGCCGCGATTTCGGAACAAGACTCAAAGTTCCACCCGCGCTCTGCGCGAGGAGCCGTTATATTGCTCATTGCCGCTTCAAGCCCGTCAATCGCCGCCGATCCGTGGCTGGGCCGAGCCTTGACGTATCGGCAGCGGCGTTCTGCAGACCGGCAATGTGTGCTGCGATGGTCGATGCGATGTGAGGGCGTCTGCACTCCTTTGAATGTCCAGGATCAACGCGACACCCTCCATGACCCGTCATGGACCCGTCTTTCGCGTCGTCAAACATCCGCGCGTCTCAATTGATGGCGCTCGCCATTCCTGACCGGTTGTTCACCCAAGGCTTCGCCGTATCTCAAGTCGCTATCGATTTCGGGAGCTTTTCACGCCTGCTATGCGGGCAACCTCGGGCAGCTTCGTCTCAGACGGCGCCCGGTTCAGCGCGCGGGTCTGTCCGATCAGTGTCGGGAAAGTCGTGACATCCTTCGGCAGCGTCGAAGCCGCTGCCCAGACCCTGTCCGGCGTCCATGTGATCGGTCGGAGCGTGCCGTGACGCATGCCGGAGATCACGGGACGAACGTTGTCCCAGATGGTCGCGGATCTAGAGCCAAGCGAAAGCAAGTCAGTTCTTATGCCGAAGGTTTCCGTCTGCCGCTGCCAAACTGAGGTGCGGAAGCGACGGCCGCGGCGACATGGTCGGCTGAGTTAGCTATCGGTCGCGAAACGCTGGAAGGGTGGCTGGGGGACCTGGATTCGAACCAGGACTAGAGGAGTCAGAGTCCACCGTTCTACCGTTAAACTATCCCCCAATCGGCCAGAGGCCGGGTCCTACCGTCCCGTTGACGGCTTGGACCAGCTGCGCTGCTGTCAGCGGCGTCAGGCGTGGGCGGTGAGATAGGCGGATTGATCTCTCAGGTCAACCGGTTGTTCGCCGGTTGACGCGGGATCGGCCGCGGCCGTAACCCTGGGGTCGCGGATGCCGTTGGGAAGGGTGGCCGAGTGGTTTAAGGCAGCGGTCTTGAAAACCGCCGTGGGGGCAACTCTACCGTGGGTTCGAATCCCACCCCTTCCGCCAGCATGCGTTGTTTTTGCTGGGAAATTTCGCGCCGAGCCCGTTCTGCCCCACCATCTGCCCCACCAGCTGACGGGAATCGATGGCCAAAGAGATCCCCTCCGTCGCCGACCTGCGCCGCAAGTCCGAGGTGTCGGACGACGAGATCGAGGCTGCGACCGCGGCCTACCTCGCGGACGCATCAGCCAAGCCCTTCGCCTTCAAGTCCGGACACACCATCGACGTCGCCAAGGCGATCGAGATGCACCCGCAGGCCAAGAAGCTCCTGGCCGACAAAGCGACCACGCCCGGCCTGCGCCGCACGATGGTGCGAACTGCTGTCATCCTGGGCTTCCCGGTCCAGGGATGAGCGCGCGCATCGCCCTGGATGCTGATCGGCGGCACTGGTTCTACGACAATAAAGGGTTGGTGGCGCTGTTCTGCCTGCTGTCGGTGATCGCGATCTTTTGGCAGGTCAGTGTCTTCGAGGGCTTCGAGCCGATCTTCAAGTGCGGCAGCCGCGAAGGAATCGATGAGGAGGTCTTCTCATCCGGGATGCGGGCGTGCATGGCCGAGGCGGGCTCGCAGGCGGCGCAGGCCCGCTGCATCCACGTCGTCTATGTCCTGGCGTGTACCGACGAGAAATGGCGTTGAGCAGTCCTGAGACTGACGTGCATCGCGAGCAGCTGCGCGAGCGCCTAGTGGTGCGCATGGGCGGCTTCATCCAGGGCATAGGTCTGAGCGTCGAGGAAGCGCGGGAGATTGTCGAGCGCGCGGTCGCTGACGACCCCGCAGCGGCCCCCGCCGACATCGAGGCGAAGGCGCGCGCCTGGATGCTGATCGCGCTGGCTTAAAGGTCTTTCTGGTGGGCCAGGCAAAGAGATGACGGAGCAGCGCCATGACGCCAGCCGAGTACGTCCAGGTGGTCGTGCTGCCGACGGTGCGAGAGTTCATGGCGAAGCCCGACGATCGACGGCTGGTGTACCTTTCAGCGATCGCTGCTTTCCACGTTTCTGACTACCTGCTGCGCGCCGCCCCGGCATCAACCAAGCCTGAAGTCGAGCTCAAGCGTATCCGCGATGTCCTGCGGTCGGATCTGACATTCTGGTACGATGCGATCGAGGGCATGGCGAACGGCGCCAAGCACTGCGGCAGAGATCGCAACCGCGGTGCGCCGTTCATGCCCGGCGATGAGGAATACGTGCCGCCGTTCGGTTTCGGTGAAGGATTTGGCGGGTTCGGTCAGGGGCGCTGGGACAGGCCCGGTCTCCTCGTGCCAGCTGGGGGCGGACAGATTTTCGTCGACAATGCCTTAAGCTATTTCCTGTTGGCCTGCGCGCGACACTTCCCTGATCACATCCCGGATATCCAACCTTCGGATTGGGACCCAAAGTTCAGGCCGGTTGGCTAATACATGATTGGCAACGGCATCGACCCCGTCCTAGACGCCGTCGCCGCGCTGCGGGCCGTCGGCGTTGTCGTGTTGCCGATCGGCGACGCGTTGGCGCGCTGGCCGATCGGCTGCTTCACCTTCTCCGACGCCGCGCTGCTGCGGCTGGCCGAGAGCCGTGGGCTCGTTCAGGCGTCGTAGCGAAGCCGATGCCGGAGCAGCCTTCACCCCGGGGGGCGCGGCCGCGTCGGGACATCCGGCCGCGCGTGCTGGCGGCCCTCACGCCCGAACCGTCGACCGCTACCGAGATCGCCGAGCGTGCCGGGCTGCCGGGTCGAGAGCGGACACTGCATGCGAGCCGCGCGCTGGTGAGGCTCGCGGCGGATGGGCTCGCCGTCAGGAGCGGGACGCCGCAGGTGCCGCGCTGGAGTTCAGCTGCGGCCGCTCCCGCTTCTGGATGATCCGCGCCCGGTCCCGAAGGGTAACCTCGTGCGCTGGCCATTCCAGGCAGGCCGCATCGAACGCGGCGATCGCCACACGCAGCGGGTAGATCGTGGCGAGATGCAGCTCGATGCATCCGCCGGTCGGCTTCCAAATTTCGATGGTGTAGGGGACGCCCGGCGGCACGGGCGGAACCTGCTTCACGGGCTGCGGCAGAGTGATCGCGGCAAGGCAGAGGTGCTCGTACTTCCGCGCGGGCGCCGCCCCGGGCGAACGCTGGTAGCGGCATGAGGCCGTCAGATGCCGCAGGAGGTCGGTCGTCGAAATGTCAGGCCCGAACCGCTCGATGAGGCTGGCGATGCTGTAGCGGCCCGAGCGCTTGCAGGATGCGCAATCGACCCATACTCGACCGGGTTGCACATCACCCAGGCGCCCCATTCTGGTGCTCCCCGCTTGCGAACAAGTGTGGAACAAACCTGATGCAGTAGGAGTGTTCAACCGGTGAGGGCGAGGGTGGCTGAAATCGCGGTGGAGCGGTGTGGATGACGCGGCAAACCGTGTGTGAGATCAGGCGCTTGCTCTGCCCCAACGCCCGTCATTCGAGGGTGTCATGACCGATGCGCAGAAGGCCTACCTTCAGGCGCTGGTCGATGTGCGATCATGGCATCGGTGGCAGATTGGCCAGAGCGTTGGTGATGCCCGGACCATGCAGGCGCACGAGATGGCGGTCGCATGGCTCGACCAGCTGATCGCCACGAAGAAGCAGCACGCGATCGAGGATGAGGAAGATCGGCGTGCCAGCCGTGCGAACACCCAGCCAGGCACGCGGGGCACATGACCTTCAGATGACGTCAGCAGCCGATGCAGACGTGCGGATCCCACTTCGGCAGGGGCTTGAGCGGCGGCAGCGGCCTGACCACCGGAGCGCTGGCGGTCACAGTTTGCTCAGGCAGAGTGACCACAGCTGTCTCGCGACCCACCGCACTGATCGGTTCGGCCGCGAGGGACGTCGACGTATCGATGCTACCCGTCTGCTCGGGGTCGGAAGCATGCGCGGCGCAGAAGCTCAGCGAGGCGGCGATAGCTGCGATGATCAGGCGGCGGGTGTTCATGGCTCTGCTCCGCCGGCACAACGTGGCATCAGAGGTCGGGTTCGGGTGCGCGCGATGCAAAAACAGCGCACCCCCACGAGCTCGTAAATACGCCAGTATCGTCTTCGTCGAGCGGACCGATTAGGGCCCAAGCATGCGGCCGAGGGATTAGGGGCAGCATCAGCGTGCCCGCCCAGCGAACTCCCAAATCGGTACGCCCGACGCCTGACCCCTCAGCGGCCGGTAGCCCGACGTCTGTGCGAACGCCACGCGATCGGCATGGACCGCCTGGACCGAGCCCGAACCTAGCATCAGGACGCCGCAGGAATCCACGCGTAGCGTGCCGCTCGTCGGATGCACGCCGAACAGCTCGGGCGCGGTCCAGCAAAGCCGGTGCGCCTCGGCGCCGTGCTGGTCGAGGAAGGCCAGCGCGTTCCCTCGCATCACCTTCCACTTGGCCGGAGCGAGCCTACCGGCACGGCGAGGCGTGCTCGGACAGGCGCTCGATCTGGTCGCGCCAGGAGGCGGCGGTGGGCGGGAGGTCGGGCATGGCTACCTGTCTACCGTTCATCGGGCGGCGAGCGCAGACGCGCGCTTCAGGCCGCTTTGGTCCCGATCAAGAAGTTGCCGGAGGCCAGCTCGGAAATTGCGGCCTCATCCAAAGCATTCAGAAACCGCCACCACGTATCACCTTGACGATCAAGCGCGATGAGATCGCGTGCTGACATGCTCAAGAACTCTTGGCGCAATGCGCCGTCCGGCAGGCGCGCGGCTAACGCTCCGAGGATCCACTGGACTGTATAGGCCGGTGTTTGGTTGACCTCGGTCGTGCATGCTTCAACGACAAAGCCCGCATCTTCAAATACACTCGTGAGACCCTCACGCGTGGCGTTGAAAAAATGAGACGGGTACCCGTGGACAGGCTGCAGGAAAGGCCAATCGATAAAGACTTTTCCGCCTGGTTTCAGCATACGCCGCATTTCTGACACGACTTGCCAGGGCTTTCGGGTGTGTTCAAGAACTGCAAAGCATCCGATGCCATCGAGGGCGCTGTCTCTGATAGGATACAAGCAGTTTGGTTCGACGATCAAATCCGCAGATCGGGACTTGTAAACTTCAACATATAAGCAATTGTCGAACGTGCGCTTGCGATATCCGCACCCCAGGTCGAGATATAGTTTGCCCGGGTTCAGCGCCAATTCGTGTTCCCAGGAGCTATACGCATCATTTGCGCTTTCGCAGGCATAATCGCTTAATTCATGATAGCTCTCTGAAGTTACGATGGGAAATTTTGCGCTGGGGTGATTATCGTAGGGTGCAATCAACAATGACCGAAACCGGTAGTATTTATTCTGACGGTCGGACGGATACCCCACATACTGCCGTCTATCTTCTGTTCGGCCGTGCAGTTCAAAATGCGCGCGAGCCGAAAAACCAGCTTCAGCGACATCCGGATTAGCGGCAAGATAACCTGCTGCGCTGAAATTTTCTTCCGTCGGAATTTCCGTTTCTTGCACTGTGGTCATCGCCGGCAACCAAATGCGAAACTCGACCATGCTCATTTTGCAAAAGAGCACGGTATTGCTTCGTGATTACCCCCGACGCGAGCTTGTGCAATCAAGTAGTAAACAGGGTATTAAAATCAACCAAAAATTGTAGTGGGGCCTTCGTTGGGCAGATCCATCCCGTTGCAAGCCTGAGAAATTCCAGCTTGATCAGGGCTTTCGCGTGCAGCGCTACATGGGCGTTCGATGCGCTGGAGATCACTCTGGCCAGTCAGACGGTGCGCGACGCAGATCCGAATGTTTGGTAGCCAGCAGGAGCTCCACCCGCTCGGCCCCGCCCCGATCTGCTCACGGGGCGGGGGAGCGTCCGATCTCACCAGCGTGTGCGCCGAGCCGATACGCAACGCGGCTCGGGGCCAAGATGCAAGACGGATGTTACCGCACCGTCCCCGCGCGCAGATCGTCGCCGTTCCAGGCCGGGACCGGCGGTATCAGCGGAACCACCGGCATACTGGCGACCAGCAACGCGATCATGGCAGCGCGTGAGCTCAGCATGATCGCGGGCGGTTCGCCGGTGATGGTTCGCCAAGCTGCGACGAAAGCTTCGGCGGGCATGGAGGCCAGCGTGTCGATCGAGTGAATGGGGTAATCCGCAGTGCCAGGCGCGGGCGTGTCCATGCATCTCCAACAGGCTCAGATTGCTTTGTGCCGTGACGCTTTCCCAAGAAGATGAATCAGGCGTTCCGGCTCGCGCAAAAAAGCCCGCCGCGGCGAACCGGGCGGGCTGAGTTTCCATCGGGGTTTCGAAGGTTGCACCGTAGCTGAGCCTAATACCGATTCGCGTCCCTCGTTTGGATGAGGCGAACGCGCACGAAAAGACCCGCCGCGGCAGTGAGCCGGACGGGCCTTCCCGGATAAAGCCTTCAGAGGGATCAGTCGGCCGAATCCAGACGACAAGGATACCTCGGATAGGACCGATGAAAAGCCCCGGGCGGCTGAGCCGGCGGGGCTGAAACAACGAATGGCGCCCCGGCCGTAGCCAGGGCGCCGAGAGTGGTGTGAGTAGGGTGTGAAGCAGCGCTACCGGCGCGCCGGCACCCGAGCATCTCGCTCCAGCTCGTCGATCCGGCGTTGCATGCCCTGGATTGTGTCCCGCGGGGTGTTGAGGTCGTACAGACCCTGCCGGTTCTGATCGGCCTGGCGCTGAAGATCCGCGTCGCGGGCGCGCTGGGCCGCCCACATCTGCTCGTGCTCCCCGCGCGGGACCACCTGCTTGGCGATCGCATCGATATCGCGCTCGACCCGCTCGACGCGGTTATCGGTCAGGCGTTGGAGATCGTCCCGGCGCTGCGTGACGACGTTGAAGCGCGTGTCGAGGTCCTCGCGCGGGACGTAGCGCTGGGCCGACGACTCCACCTTCGCGATCGCCAGCTCCAGCCGGCCCTGGCCCTGGTTGATCCAGGTGAAACCCATCGTGCCGAGGGAGCCCATCACGCCCAGCAGGATCGCGATCGGCTGCCAGTTGATGGTCGATCGAGCCTTCACATCCGAGGTTAGCGCCGCGAACCCGCGTTCGACCGATCCCGTGAGGGAGGCGAGCCCAGCGGTGAGGCCGGCGACGTCTTTCTCGACCCGGACGAGCCGCTCGGCGTAATCGCCAGCCATATGCGGCTGCATCTGCTGTTGCTGGACGTTCTGGGTCATCGTCTGGCCCCCAAGGCCGGAGAGCCGCGCGCCGGTGTTCCGGTCGCGCGTTGTGTTGCAGATCCGGCCTCTCGTGAGAGACAAGCTGGTTTGTGTTCGGTGGACGAGAGGCGACCGAGCCCGCCTGAGGGACCGGGAAGCCCGTGAAACTTTCACGGGCTTGGCGGGCCGGTCAGGGCTTGGCGAAGCCGTGCTGGACGGCCGCGATCCAAGCGAGCGCCCGGCCGCTGCAGCGGCTTTTCTCGCGGTCGAGCACCTTGGCCCGGGCGATGATCCGGACGACGTCGCCCTGCGTCAGCGATCGATCCGGGATGTCCGGGAAGCTGCCACGCAAGCAGGCCTCGATGCCCGCCGGCGGGGCCGGCAGCGTCACCCGGATGTCCAGGGGCGCGGCCGGATCGATCGCGGGCGGCTCGATCCTAGAGCTGGCGCAGCCGCCGGCTGAGAGGCTGAGGCACGCAGACATCACTCCGGCGCGAGTTCTTGGCGAGCACATCGTTGAGATCCTTCAGCTTGACGCGGTCGGCCTGCTCGGCCGCGAGGTCGCGGGTGGCCTGCTCGGCGAGATCGCGGTTGAGGGCCTCGGCGAGATCGGCCCGCTCGCGCTCGGCCCGGACCGCGACGGCGTGGTCGTGCGCGAGCATGCGCTGGGCGCCGTCGGTCGCGGCGACCTGCCAGCAGAAGGCGAAGGCGGCGACGCCGGCGGCCACCGTGCGGCTGACGAGGCGCAGGCGCGCGGGCAGGACGACCCGCCCGAGCACCAGGATGAAGAAGGCGGCGCCGAGGATCTTCAGCGTCACCGACGAGATCGCAGCCCACAGCAAGGGTGCGACCGCCATCAGGATGCCGGTCCACGAGAAATCGAACATCAGGCGGTCGCTCCGGAAAGCTTAGGGAAGCGGCGGGCGACGAAGCCCGGCATGGGCCGGCCGGCATCGTCCCAGCGCGCGTAGAGGGCGTAGGCGGCGCCGGCGACGATCAGCGCGCCCATGACGAAGCCGAAGACGGTGCCTGCCGAGATCTGCGCCTGCGCGCTCTCGGCCTGGTCCTTCAGTTCACTGACGCTCTGGGCGACCTCGGCGAAGCCGAAGGACCCGGCCACGCCCGCGCCCTGGACCGTGCGGCTCTGGGCGAGGTTCGCGTCCTTGGCCGGGACCGCCAGCGGCTCGGCGGTGTCGAGGGCGGCGAGCGTGTCGTCGTCGAGCTCGCCCGTGACGGGCAGGCCGGACTTCTTCTGCAACAGCTGCACGGAGGCGGTGGTGCGATCGCCGTGGTCGCCGTCGATCTTGCCCACGGGGTAGCGCAGCGCCTTCAGCTTCGCCTGGGCTGGGATCACCCGCAGCGCCGCCTTCGCCTTGCCGAGGTAGGCGCGGCATTCGGCGAGCCCGACCGTGCCGCCGTTGACGCGTCGGCGCAGGGACCCGACGTCGTCGGCATCGGCCAGCGCGTTGCAGTCGTTGTCGGTCCAGAAGGTCAGCGCGGCCGCGATCGCGCCAGCGGGCGTGCGCAGGCGGTCCGGATCGGCCTCGAACCCGGCGGCGCGGTAGTTCGCCCGGCCGGTGTTCTGCAAGAGGCCGCCGCCGCGGTACCGCCAGCCGTCGCCCGGGCGCACGTTACCCATCCGGCCGCCGTAAACCTTCTCGGCCAGCGCCTTCGGGTTGTCGGCGTAAGGCTTGGCCGAGGCCAGCGTCGGGAAACGCTTCGGCCAGACCTCGTGCAGCCGCGCGGCCGTGTAGAACAGGCTCTCCTCGAGGCGCGTGAAGCCTCCGGACTCGGTCGCCATCTGGGCGACGAAATGGGCGATCCGATCCGGCGTGGTGATCTCGGCCGCCGCGATCCGGTCGTCGGCCGCGTTGAGCGCGGCCACGATGTCGGCGCGCGCGTGCGGCGCGACGGCGGGGAGTATCCGCTTCCAGTCGGTCATGGCAGCCATCGGGGTTCAGAAGGGGATGGAGAGGCGCAGGCGCAGCGGCGCGAGCTCGTCGAGCTCCAGGGTGCGCAGGCGCTCGCCGTCCCGGATGAGCGTGCCGTTCGGCGCGATCGGCGCGGCGGCGAGCAGGCTTGCCGTGCTCGGCCGGGGCGGCAGGTGCGGTCGGCCGCGCGCAACACAGGGCACGGTGCTGGTCGCGAGGTGGAGGACGGCGACGATCGCCGCCAGTAGCAAGCAGCGCATCAGTGCGCGTCCGCCACGCGACGGTCGAAGCCGACGATCTCCACCCGCACCCGGGCGAGGCCACAGGCTCGAAGCGCCCGACACGAACCGGACGACAGGTCGATCAGCCGGCCCAAGCGACGGTGCGGCCCGCGATCGTTTACCCGGACGATGATGCTCCGGCCGGTGGCCAGGTGCGTCACCCGCAGCCGGGTGTTGAAGGGGACGTCCCAGATCGCCGCCGTCAGGCTCATCGGGCGGAAATGCTCGCCGTTCGCCGTCCGGCCGCTCTTGTTAATGCGGAAGATCTCCCGACCGTAGGTCGAGGCGATCCCCTCCCAGGCATGGGCGGACGCGGGGGCGAGCAGCAGCGCGCAAGCGACGGCCGCCCGCAGCGCGAGGCGCTGCAGGAGCATGACGATCTCCGAGGTGCGGGGTTTAGGCGGCCTGGCCCTTGACCGTACCGCGGATCACGAGGGGCCCGAACGTCACGGGCGAGGCCGGCTTGCCGACCTCGGTAACCCAGATCTCGTGCTGGTAGAGACCGGTCGGCGGGAAGTCGGCCAGGTCCTGCGGGTCGATCGGCAGCACGACCATGAACCCGCCCTCGGGGTCGGGGACGACGGCGAGCACCTTTGTGAAGGCGCCCGGCGTGTCGGCGATCCAGAACTGCGGGCCGAGCGGACGGCCGGCGGGCACCGGTCCGACCCACCACGCCGCGCTCGCGCCCGTGAGATCCGGGCGTGGAGAGGGTGGCGCGGGCGACGGCGGATCGGGATCGCGGATCGGCACCGTGTAGATCGCCGGCGCACCCTGAAACACCATGATCCGCTGGTCGAGCGCCGGTCCGTTCGTCGGGACGGCGGTCGCCATGGTCAGGCCGCCGCGGCGGGGGCGACAGGCGCGGCGTCGGCCGAAGCGTCCGTCACCAGCTCGGCGTAGCCCAACGCGATCAGCTTCGCCGCGCACTTGTCCGGCAGGCTCATCTCGGCGCCGTTCGGCACCTTCCAGACGGCGGAGAGGAGATCGGTGTCGGGGATCTCATGCGCGTCCGTCACCGGGCGGGACAGCGCCTTGGCCAGGTCGTTGAGCGGAACGGGCACGTCCGCCGCCTCGTAGACGAAGCGGTGCTCGATGCCCATCGTGACGCGGACAGACTTCATGAGTAATTCTCCGATGTCAGGATCAGCGCCGGAGGATCGGCGCCGAGTATTGCCGAATACGACTGCGATCAGCCCGTGACCGCGGACAGGCTGACGGTGACGTTTAAGCTGTCCCCGCTCTGCATCGTGCGCGCGGCCGCGAAGTCCGCCGCGCCGATGATCGTGTCGGTGGTCGAGCCCCTGGCGTTGCTGGTCGCCACGAAGGCGCCGGACACTGCGGTGTTGGCCGCATTGATCGCGAAGCTCGCCGGCGAGGCCGAGTTGTCGAGGGAGGCCGTGGTGGTGCCCGACACCGCGCCGAGCGTCAGCGTCGGCCGGTTGGCCGCCGCGTAGGCGGTGACCTCGGACCAGCCGGAGTGCGAGGCCGAGGTGTCGGCCTGGGCGATGGTGCCCGAGCCCTTCAGGCCGACGTAGAACGCGGCCGTGTAGGCGCTGCCCTTCCAGAACGTGGAGAGCATCAGCGCGAGGCCGGCGTTGGTGGTGAGGTTTTCGGCCTCGTCCTCCCAGAGCACCTTGCCGTCGCGGAAGCAGACGTACTTGTGCCGGACGATCGGGCGGAAACCGTGGGCAGCGAGCGCGCGCGCGACCATCTGGGCGCGCGACTCCACGTCGGCGACGCCCACGTCGCCGGTCAGCAGGTCCTGAAGCATGTCGGAGTCCTAGTGGCGCGTGGGGCCTTGCGGCATCAGCGTGAGCCGCATCGTGCCGGCGAGGGTGCGCTGTCCTAAGCGCCGGCCTTGGAGGGTGAGGGTGACGGTCCGGATGCCCCGGAGCTGCAGGGCTCCCGCGTAGGGATCCCCGGCCTGGAAGGCGGCGGTGAGCGCGGCCTGCGCGGCGAGTTGCGCCGCGGCCACGCCGCTGATGGTGGCCGCCGCGGTTTGGTCGAGCTGCGCCGTGAAGGCGAGGCTCGGCCCGGACACGCCGGTCGTCGCGGCAGCAAAGGTGGGGTCGACGGGCAGGTTCAGCGTGCCCGTGACGATCAGGCCGCCGCTCGCCAGCACCCGGGTCTGGGCCTGGAAGGTCGTCCCGGCCACGGCGTTCAGGACCGCGTCGGCGCTCTGGCTCGCCGCCCCGGCCAGCGCGATCGCCGCGTTCGCCCCGAGCGCGCCGGACGCCTGTTCGCCAACTGAGGCCGCGAGGGCCGCCAGGGCGGCCTGCCCGCTCTGCGCGGCGGCCGCCTGCAGCGCCGACGCCGCGAGCACGACCGCAGAGGCGAAGGATTGCCCACCAACGCTGGCGCCCGCGCCAAGGGCCTCGCCGAGCGCCGCGGCCGCGACCGCCACGGCCTGCACCTGCGCGCCCTGGCCTTCGGCTTGGCCCACCGCCACCGCGCCGGCGTAAAGGCCCGCCGCCGCACCCGAGAGACCGAGCGCCGCGGGCAGCGGAGCGGATGCGCTCGCCTGGCCCGTCCCGGCCGCGGCCGCGAGCACCTGGGCGGTCAGCGCGATCGCCGCCGCGTAGGCCTGCGCGCCACCGGTGCCGGCGCCGGTGCCCAGGGCCTCGCCGAGCGCCGTGGCGGCGATCATCAGGGCCTGCGACCGGGCGGCGAGCGCGTCGGCCTGCGCCAGACCCACGGCGCCAGCGTAGGAGCCGGTGGCCGCGCCGGACTGGCCCGCCACCGCCGGCAGGGCGAGCGCAGCCGCGGCCGCGGCCGTCCCAGATGCCGCGGCGAGCGCCTGGCCCGCGAGGATGACCGCCGCGGCATAGGCCTGCGTGCCGCCCGGGCTTGCGGACGACCCGACGGCCTTCGCCAGCGCCGCGGCGGCGGCTAGGATCGCGGAGCTGCCGGCCGACTGGGCCAGCGCGTGGGTGAGACCCATCGGCACCTGCGCGGCGGTCTGTGCGGCGCTTGATGCCGCGGGCACGGTGGCCAGGTTCGCGGCGCCAGTCGTCGCGGTCGTAGCGGAGCCCGACGCCGTAGTTACGGTGGCGAGGTTCGTCGCACCGGTCGTCACTGCCTGCCCGGCCGATGTCGCGACCGCCGAGGCGGCGAGCGCCATGGCCGAGGCGTAGGCCGCCCCGCCCGTGCCGGACGCGGCGGCGAGCGCCATCATCAGCGCGGCGCCCTGCGCGGCCGTGAGCGCACCGGTGTCGGTCAGGCCGGCGCCCTGAGCCAGCGCGAGCGCCGAGGCCGCGGTCAGGCCGCCCGATGCCGCCTCACCTGCGAGCGCCGCGAGCGTGAGCGTGGTCGATGCCGCGACCTTCGCCGAGCCCGTCAGGCCCGCGATCTCGGCGAGCGCCGCCGTGGCCGCCACGCGGACGGAGGGGGAACTGGCGAGCACGGCCGCCGCAGCAAGCGGGATCTGTGCGCCCGCCACGGCTGCGCCCGACGCCGTCGCCGAGCCGATAGCTGCGAGGGAGGCCGCGCTCACCCCGGAGAGAAGCGCCGCGTTCAAATGGGCCGGGGTGGCGGCGAGCGCGATGCTGGAGGCGTAGACCGCCCCGCCCGTCGAAACGGTCGGGGCGGCGGCCTTGTATGGGTTGTCCGAGCTGATTTTCGCTTGCGTGCCCTGCCGCCAGTGCAGGATGCTCTCAAGCTGAAATTTCTCATCGGCCGTCAGAACTCGGTCCACGACGCCGATGGCGCCGGCCGAACACTTGGCCGCGTTGCAGTAGTTGTTGATCGTGTAGAAGACGCGGCCGCCCGTCGATCCGATCGAGGATTTCGTGCCGGTGCCGCTCGCCTCGACCACGCCGTTGACGCGCAGCTCGACCGCCACGCTGCCGGCCGTCGTATCGAGGGTCAGGATCGCGAGGCTCGGCCCCGCCGTGACGTCGCTCGTCCCGTGATAGCTGCCGGAGCCGCCCGCCCGGTCGGTGTACCACCAGTGCGGGCCGTCGTTGTTCCAACCGAACAGGTTCTCGACGCCGTCGCCGCCCTGGCCCCAGGACAGCAGGACCGAGTTGCCGCCGCTGTCGGGGGCGGCCTGGATGAGCGCGAAGATCGTCACGTCGCTCTGGCCGGTGGGCAGGCCTGAGACGTTCGAGAGATCGAGAAACTGCCCGCCATTCGTGACGACCGCGGGATTGCCGTTGAGGCCGGCCGTCGAATAGCTCGGCTGGTTTCCGGCGACCGGCATCGAGGCGACGACGGGCGCGCCGCCGGGGCGCGCACCGCCGGCGACGGACTCGTCGCTCCACTGCGAGATCGAGCCGGCCGATTGCGTGATGGTGGATGCGTCGAACGGATCGTAGAACGCCGACAGGTCCGCCCCGAGGAGATCGCAGACCGTCTTGAGCCGCGCGCCCATCTTACACCTTGGCGATCAGGGTCGGAGGCGCCGGCCACCAAGAGGCGTCGGCCACTTCGACGGTCACGGTCGCGGGGATGCCCTGGGCCACGAAGGCGGCCACGGTGAGCGGCGGGATGGCGGTCGGCTGCAGCACGAACGTCGCGCCCGGCACAGCCTCACAGTGCCGCACGACCCACTTGCCGTCGCTGCGCTGCCTCGGCACGTCCCAGGTGAGCGTGCGGGCGGCGTCGGGCATCGCCGCGCCGTCGCTCGCCCTCTTGCCGATGATGGCGCCCTGATCGTCTACGCCGTAGCCTTGCGCGGCGTAGACCGTACGCGCCCGGGTATCGATCCCGTCGACGCAAGCCTGCGCGCTCGCCTGATTGGGGAATACGTAGTAGCGAGGCATGCGTCGGGCTCCCGGCGAGCAGGGTCAGGGGCCAATCAAGGCGCGGTCGGAACGGAGGGCGTCAGATCTCGCTGTCGAGCGTGACGAAGATGTTGCCCTGGGTGTTGATGCCGGTCACCGTCATAGACAGGGTGACGTTGGTGGCATCGACCGAGACGACCAACGCGCTCGCCGAGGCGACCGACGCGCCGCCGGTCCCGACGGTCGAGACGCCGACCCGGAACTTCGTTGGCGGCATCGCCAGACCGTGTGGGATCTGGAGATAGCCGCCGCCGTTCGCAGTGGCGTAGGTGCCGACCTTGGTCGAGCGCACCGAGCCGGCTTGCGCGCCGCCGCTGACCCGTAGCAGGCCCGTGCCCGGGGCTTGGTTGGCCGAGCCGACATCCACTGTGGCGAGCAGGCTCGAATTCGAGAACTCGATGGCGTGATCGGCACCGAAGCCATGCATGGTGTTGGCCGAGAACGTCGCCGTGATGCCCGGCACGAACTGCGCGGCCATGGATCCGAACGCGATCTCGTTGCCGATGATCTGCACGCCCAGGGCCTGAGCCCCGCCGACGCCGGCTATGTTCTGGATCGCCGGAGCGTTCGCGTTGACCGCGGAGATGTAATTCCCCTGGATCAGGACGCCCTGCACCCCGGAATTGTTATAGCCAGCCGGCTCGAACCGGATCGCGCCCTTGGCCGACCCCTGATCGGCCATGTTGCCGATGACGCGCATCGACAGCCCCGAGGAGAGCGTCAGGAACGGACCGCCGGTGAGCACGCTCTCGTTGAGCGCGACGAGCGTCCCCTCCGGCCGAGCGGCAGACCCGTTGTCGCCGATCCAACCGCCCTGCCCCGTGCCGCCCATGTAGTTCCGGACGACTTGGCAATTGATGCTGATCAGGTTCGGGTCGGTTCGGATCTGTTGCCAAGTCAGCGCGTTGGGGCGCAGATTGGTGATGGAATTGTCGAAGACGTGATTGTTGGACCCAGTAAACCGGATCATCGGCGAAGCGTTGGTCGAATGGATCGCCGTCAGCGTGTTGCCGAAGACGTCGTTCGCTTGGCTGTTGAAATTGAATAACGAGCCCGATGGGCCGGTATGCGCGATCTTGAGGCCGTGGATCTTGGCGTTGTAGGTCGTGCCGACGAAGGTATCGACCGCAGCCGTCGTCGAGATCGAACCGCCGGTGCCGACGATTTCGACCTGGTCGACGTTGACCGACGTGTTGATCACGTAGCTCACGCCGCCGGGCGCGGCCGGCACGACGAGGGGGCGGTTGGCAGCGCGGGCTGCCGCGACGGCCTGGGTAAAGGCGGCCGACACGTCATTGCCAGCAGCTAGATCTGCGGCCGCCACAAAGCCGAGGACGCTGATGCCGTTGGCGACGGCGATGTCTGGAAGCTTCGGCGCGATCGGGGCGCCGGGCAGCGGAACGGTCAGGCCGCTGGCGTCGCCGTTCTTCGGCAGTAGGCCCGACAAGTCCTGGGTCGCGCCCGGGGCCCCCTTCTGCGCCGCGACGTAATCGGCGAGCGACCCGGTGTTGCCGAGCGCGAGCCACGCCTGATAGGCGCTCTGTCCGGTTTGCCCGGCCGGGCCGGCGACGAGGAGGATCGCGCCGGCGAGCGACGCGGTGCGGATTGCCATCTCAAGCCTGCTCGATCTGCGCGGCGTTCGCGGTGTGGTGGATCAGGCCGTAGAAGGCCAGGACCGTCAGGCCCGTGGCGGGGTCGTTAGCCGTGATCGCGTAGGGATAACCCTCGGGCTTGACCGGCACCCGGGCCATGGTCGCGCGCGGCACAATCATAGCGAGCGTGCCAGCAGCGCCGCCATTGGCGATGGTCGGGTTCTGCCCGGCGCTCGTGGCCGCCACGGCGATCGACGCGGCACTCACCGACGCCCGCGCGTCCAGGTTGAAGACCAAGCCCGTGATGTCGAGCGGGGCGGGCATCACCGTGATCGCGAAGCTGTCACCGACGACGAACGGCGTCGCGCCCTGGGTCAGGGTGAAGGTGATCCCGGCAGCGTAGAGCGGCAGCCCGACCACGCCCGAGGCCGTGACCGTCCCATCCGGCGCGGTGACGCTGATCCGGGGTAGCCCGAGGGCCACCGCCGTCACCGCGACCACGTGGGCGCCGTAGGGCGACCCGGCGGCGACCGATGCCACCGCGAGACCGCCGTTGCCGACGTTGTCGTCCCCGGCGCGCACGCCGCCAGTCGACGGCGTGCCGATCACCGGCAAGCCATCGAGCCAGTCGAAGATCTGCGTCGTGTCGAAATCGACCCGCTGCGGCTGGATCAGGGCGAGGTTCGACATCGGTGCCAAGCCTCATACGGCATGAAAAAACAGCCCGGAGGGGGCGCGGTCGACCCGTGCGGGAGCCCGCAGTCGGATCAGGCGGAGGGCGCCAGACCGGCGAACGCGGCATCGATGTCCGCGAAGGTCGTGATCGTCGGCGGCCCGGCGTGAATGCCGGCATCGCACGCGTCCTCGGCGACGAAGCAGGCCTGGACGTGGGCGAAAACGGCGAGCGCCACCGCTTTGAGCTGGTCTGCCGAGAGATCGATCCAGCCGGAGGTCGCCTTGAACTTGACCGAGGCGACCCCGGACGCCTGCATCCCGGCGAATGCGTTGGCCACCATGGACTGGCTGTCCCGGTCGGTCGCCACGCGCACGCCTTTCACGTCGACGCCGCCGGTCTCGACGGCGTAGCGACGCGCGGCGGCGTACGCCACGAGGTCTGCCGCCGTGGCTACTGGCAGGACCGGAGCGGCGAAGGCGCCGCCGTCCCAGGTCCAGCCGAGCTTGGCCGCGCCCGCCGGATGGAAGCTCGCCGCGAGATCGGCCGAGAAACAGTCGATCGGCGCCAGGCCTTCAGGGGATGCCCATGCCTCGACGGCCACGCCATCCATCACGCGAAGGTAATCGGTCATTTCAGGCGTACTCCTCTACGATGACCATGCCCGGCGCGCCCGCCCCGCCGAGGTAGCCACCGCCGCTCGCCTGAGAGGATGCGCCGCTACCGCCGGAGCCAGCCGTGGCGGCGTCGGTTCCGTTGGCGCTGCTGGTGTAGACGCCGCCCGCAGCCGCCCCGACGTAGCTCTGGCCGCCGTTGCCGCTGGAGATGTTGGCCGAGCTGAAGGCGACTCCGTTGGCACCGGCGCCGCCGTTGCCGTTGTAGACGTTGCCGCCGACCCCCTGGCCGCCGACGCCGGCCGCATTGGAATAGGGCGAGTTGGCAGCCCCCGTGACGGTACCGCCCATCCCGCCGGTCGCCGATAGAAGGGACCCGAAAGAGGACGTGCCTCCGTTGTTGCCCGCCCCGCTGGCGGGCCCCTTCGGGCCGCCCGCGCCGACGGTGACCGCCACCCCGGCGAAGCCGCTGGCGATGTCGGAGATGGCCACGCCCCCGGCGCCGCCGCCGGCGCCGACTGCGAACTGCCCCGAATTCGTCGCCGGGACGCCCGTTCCCGACCCGCCGCCGCCCACCGTGGTGATCCGCACTTTGTTGGTGCCGGCGGTCGGCGTGTAGGTCATGGTGCCGGGCGTCGAGAACACCCGGCGGGCGATCAGCGAGCCCTTGGCGTAGTTGTTCGTGACGTAGGTGGCTGCAGCGTTGCTCGCGAGCTTCGGGATCGCCTGGGACAGCTGCGTCAGATCGGTGTTCGTCGGGGTCAGCCCGGCGGCCACGATCGTGGCGACGATCTCGCGCTGAGGGTATTCGAGCCCCTCCGCGCACGGGATCGATCCGGCGGTGTTGGTCGCCGGATTGCCGTTGATGTAGCCAGCCGCCGGGTTCGTCTGATCGAAGGGCTTGTTGTAGATCACGGGCGGACGCTCCGGACGCGCGCGGCCGCGCCCGAGCCGCGGACGCGGTCAGGTCAGGCCGTGCGATCGGTTGAGGGGCGGGGCTAGTAGAGCGGCACGCTTTCGGCCGGCAGCGGATCGCCGCCATGGTCGATGATGGTCAGCAGCGGGTCGGTGCCGCAGTGGTTCACGCCGGCCCGGAAGGGCACGTATTCCTGGTACTTCGGCGTGACGTTGGCGTAGTCGAACAGGATCTCGGTGTGCGCCGGCTTGTAGCGCCGGAACAGGCATTCGAGGTCCATGGCTTGGCTGAAGCGAACCATCGGATCGATGCCACACTGGCCGGCCCCGGCCCGAAACCATGAGATCCGGGATCCGAAGACCCGCACGGTCCAGTAGAACCGGATCTCGGGCGGGCCGACTTGCCAGCGGTATTGCTCGCCGTTGGTGCCAGTCGCCCGCGTGTCTCCACAGCGGGAGATCCCGGCCATGAACGGCGAGTACTCGACGATCCGGATGACGTAGCCCAGCCGTGAGGCGACGTTGTAGAAGTAGGCCCGGCTCTGGCCACCCTCCGCGGTGATCCGTTCGATCAGCGCCAGGCGGCGCTCCTCAAGGGTGTACTGCTCCTGGACGCACGGGTCGGGCAGGCCAAAGGCACGCTCCCAGTCCGGCAGAAGCTCGGTGGTGAAGCGCGGGTCGAGCTCCAACTCCAGGAGGTCAGCCGCGCGCGGATCGACAACTGCGCCCCAGATCTCGGCCTGCCCGCGCACGAGCCGCATCAGGTCGCCGTCGGGATCGCGCGACCACGCCTCGCCAGTGGGCAGCAAGCGCGCGAAGGCCTGCGCGTAATCATCGCCGTCGCGGCGGATGAAGCCGTCGCCTGATCCGCCGCTCATGGATACGAGATCCCGCCGCCGGCGGCTTGCGCTAGGCTCGCCATATGCCCGGGCGAGGCCATGACAGCGTCGGCGAAGTCGAGGTCGAAGTAGCCGTCGCCGACCACCTCGGAGATCGCCGCCGACACCCAGGCGGCGTAGATCGTCTGGCCGGGGGCGGCGCGCTCCAGAAGCAGCAGCTGCAGCGCCGTCTCGATGGCGAGGCGCATCGACGGCGTGTCGTCGGATAGGTTGCGGATCGTGATCCCGAGCCCCTGCGGGATCGGGGCGACCACGAAGAAGTCCTTCACGCAGACCGGCCGGACCGTGTCGAGGTAGGCCCGCACGTTCGCGACGTCGTCGTCGGTCGGGAGGCTGCCGTTGCCGGCGCGCAGCGCGTCGCACAGGAAGCGCACCACCACGGTGCCGATCCCCATGCCATTGGGGCTCGACCAGGCGCGGGTGACGCCCGGGACGGCGAGTGTCCACTGGATGTAGTCGTCGGCATCGCCGCCCATGGGCGGCCGGCGCAGGCGCAGCAGCACCCGGGTGCGGAGATCGTCGTCGCTCTCGGTGTCGGCCCCACCGTCGATCAGGACGACGGTCGCCTGCGCGTTGACGTTGGAGACCGCCACCGTCAGCGACAGCGGAGCGCCGGCGTCCCGGTTGCCGATCGCGCCGGCGGTCAGGCAGGTCACCGCAACCTCGGTCGCGGTCGCCGAGAGGTAGACGTCGGCCGCGGTCTGGTACTGGACGCCGTCCGAGGTCGCTAGGATTGACCCGGCCGACAGGAGCGTGCCCTTGACGCCAGTGAGCGCGATCGTGCCGGAGGCGAAGGTCGCCGCCTTGGGCCCGCCGAACAGAATGTAGGCCCAGCGCAGCAGCCAGTCGCCCTCGGATTGATCCGGTAGCGCGTTCTTGGCGATGTAGGCGAGGTACTTCAGGTTCAGGAACGCGCCGCCGGCGTTCTGATCGGAGAGCACGCGCAGCGCGTTGTTCGGGACCGAGGCGTCGGCGCCCGGCAGGAACGCGGCCAAGTTATCGCGGTTCTGCCGGCGCACGCTCGGCAGGTCCGGCAGGTTGAACGGCATGGATCAGCCTCAGGCGCGCCGCGGGTGCGGCTTTCGGCGGGACGGCTTGGGCGATGGCGGGGGAAGGCGGGCGTCAGCCGATCGGCGCTGAGACGACGATCCCCTGCCATAGATCACTGAAGCGGAGATCGAGCAGCAGCTCGTCGCCCCGGTACATCACGATCGACGCCGCGATCCGCTCGATGCCGGCGCGCACCACGGTGACGTCCAGCCGGGTCGCGATCTTCCGGTCCAGGAACGGCTGCAGCGCCTCACGGATATCGTCCTCGATCTGGACGGTGGTCGAGCCCTTGCGGGCGGCCACCCCGGTAATCGTGGTCCGGGAGCGCAGCCACAGCTTCGAGCCGATCGGCCAGCCGTCCCAAATCTCCTCCGCGTCGAGGTCGCCCCACCAGCCGCGGCGGTCGGCGTCTCTGCTGTCCGGGAGTTCGTCGTCTGGACCGGCGAGCGCGTCGGTCATCAGCGCGATCGTCACCGCGGTGGCGAGCTCGTCCGAGGTGTCGAGCTGGCCCGCCGGCGTGAGCAGCAGGTTGAGGTCGACGGCCTGAAAGGGCTGGCCCGGGGCCGTACCCTTCGGTGCAATCCGCACATCCGTCATGTTGCGCTCCTCAGCCTGGGCCGCCGAAGCGCATCGACTTCGTCTGGCCCTGCACGAGCCGCTTCTGCGGCTCCAGGAAGTTCAGCGCCGGCCCGGCTTGGTCGGCCAGCCGCTGGAGCGTGCCCCGCAGGTTCGCGATCTGGCCGATCACCGGGTTCGCACCCGTGAGATGCGCGATCTGGTCCGTCAGCTCGGCAGCCTTCGCGGCGATCGCCGCCTCCGGACCGCCGCTGGCGTTCAGCGACGCCAGTTCGTCGACCAGGTCGTCGACCGCCGCGATAATTGGGTTGTTGGCGATCAGGCCGGCGATCTGCGCCTCGAGACCGGCGATCAAGCCCTCCAGGTTGCCCGAGAGAAGGCTGGCGAGCCCCGCGAGGTTCGGGTTCAGGAACCGCTGAAGCGCCTGCTCAACCTGCTCCTGCAAGTAGGCCTTCGCCTTGGCCTCAATCGCGGCCTCCATGGCCTTGAGGCCCGACGGATCCTGATTGAGGATCGGCGCCAGCGCGGAAAGGCCGGGGATCTGCGTCTGCGCGATCTCCCGCAGCTTCGATGTCACGTCGAACAAGCCGTGGAGGTTCTTCTCCGCCTGCGCGACGCGGGCCGCGAGGCCCTTGAGCTGCTCGTTGAGCTCGAAATCTTTCGTGGCCGGTTTCGGGCCCGCCGTCACGGTGACCTTCTTGCCGGTGGTGTTGATGCCGTCCCGAGTGAGGTGGACGTGCTGCTTCTGGTCGTCGTGGTGGGCGCTCTCGCCCGGCTTCATGTTCTTCGGGCGGTGGCGCCGATCCGCGACGCTGATCACCACCGGATGATCCGGGCTGCCGCCGAGATACGTGACCAAGGCCTCGGCCTGGTTCTGCTCCTGGTCGGTGGGCACCAACGGCACGCTGGTGAACCCGTAGGGATGCCAGTGCTCGACGTTGGTCAGCATCCGGCCGAAGCGGGCCCGGACCGTGACCTCCTGCATCTTCGTCTGGTCGCTCGCCTGGACCAGCGTGCCGCGCGAGATGCCGAGGTAAACGCGCCGCGCGGCATCGTCGGTGTCCGAGCGCAGCGTGCTCATGTCGAGGACTCGGGCTGGGCGGGCGTCGGGTTGGTGCCGAAGAAGCCGTCCGACGTAGTCGCGTCCGGATGCTGGACGTTCCAGGCGGCTTGGTTGCGCAGGTCGATCGAGGCGGTGGTCTGCCCTTCCGGTGACTGCGCGTAGGTGTAGCCCCAGACCTTCAGGTCGAGCTGGCCCGAGTCCGTCGGGAACAGCATCGGCGATTTGACCGTCACGAACTCGGACAGGTCCCAGAGATTACCGGCCGGGTTGAGCCAGCCCTGGTAGGCAAGGCTCACCTGCAGGCGGGACGCCTCGATCGCCTGCGCCTCCATGTTGGTGCGCAGCTGCAGTTCCTTCTGCGAGAGCGGCATCTCGGCGAGCACGTTGCGGGTCAAACCCGGGACGCCGTCTAAAAGCTTCGATTGTGCGGAGATCTCCGAGGCCTTACGGCCGAACAGGCTGTCTGAGCCGGGCTGCTGGGCGTTGCCCTTGATGGCCGTGGCGAGCGGCATCTCTAAGCTGCAATTGCCCGAGAGGATGTTGACGCCTTCGGTGAAGACTAGGCTGCCACCAGTGGCCGACTTCGAGCCGGCCACGAGGTCACCGTTCGGCTCGGCCCAGAGCCAAAGGCCGCGCTGACGGCAGAGCCGCGAGATCGCGTCGAACGGCGTCTCCCCGTCGTGGATCACCACGTTCGGGAACGGCATGTTCCAGCCGTCCGGCCCGTTCTGGACCTTGAACTTGAGCCCGTGCGGCTTCAGCAGTCGGTTGGCAATCGCGTCGATCGGGTAGCCGCGGAACTGACCGGTGCCGGCGTCGGCCGAGACCTTCGTCAGCGGGCCGGCCGCGCTGTAGCCAGAGATCTGCACCCCGTGGCGGTTGGCATCATAGGCCGCCTGTCGCCTCTCGATGAAACCGCCCTCGATGACGACTTGGCCGGCCATCGCGATGTCGATGCGCGTACCGGGAAACAGGCGCTGCTGGAATTTACCGCTCACCTCCGTGCAGGTGAGCGCGAACCGACGCATCCACCGCGTCTCGATATCTTGAGTGACCTGCACAGTCAGCCAGTCGCGGAAGGTGCCGCCGGTGGTGCGGACCTCGCAGATCAGATCAGAGCTGGGCATGGTTCAGGCGGATAGTGCCCGGCCCGAAGCCGGCATGAACAGCGGGTGGACCGTGTCGCGGTTCTCCGCGAGCAGCTCGTCCGCTCGCCCTGCGTCGCCGAACAAGCGGTTGGACAGCGTCAGCAGCGGCATGCGGGTCGCGAAGGTGTAGGGCACGATCCGCGGCAGCGGGCGCGCCCGGGTGTTGAGGTCGCGAACCGCGGCCCCGTGCATCGCCAGGATCGAGCGCCACACGGCGGTGTTGAACCGCCCGGCCGCGAAATCCTCGGCCGGAATGAAGGCGGCGTTCACGCGCGCCAGTGCCGCGTCGATATCCTGGCGGCTCGTGAAGGCGGCGGCCGCGAGAATGCGGGTCATCTGGGCCAGAGCGAACACGGCCGCAGTCTGCGCGACACGCTGCACCGGCAGGTCAATTGCCGTGACGGCTTGCGCCTCTTGCCGAACCCGATCCATGCCGGCGAAGGTGGCGCCGGCCGTGGTCGCCGCCCGATAGCAGGCCAGCAGCGGCGGACCGAAGGTGCCGGCCTGAACCTGATCGACCGCATCGGCCGAGAGGGCGCCGCAGAGCTGACGGAGAGTCGCCCCATCCTGGCTCGATGCGTCGACGCCCGAGGCCAATAGAGCGTCGAGGACGGCCTGCAGAGCCGCGACGGCGATACGGCGCTGCGCGAAGGTCATGCAGCTCTAGCTCCAATCGTCGGCGGTGCCGGCAGACAGCGCGGCGGCGTTCTCCGCATCAAGCGCCGCGGCCAACGCATTGGCCTGCGTGTTGTCGGTCGAAGCGGCTGCAATCCCGCCACTGGCATCGACGAACGCCATCTCGAAGTAGGCGATGCCGCCCTCTTCCTTGCGTTCAGCTCGCGGACCGAACTCGCAGCGCATGAACATGCGCCCGAGGATCGGGAGGATGAGGCTGCCCCCGCCTTCGCGGTTGAGGGCGCGCTCCAGCGCGTCGGCCTGATTGTTGTAATCATCGCCAATCACGTAGCCCGAGACGGTGACCCGGGTGACACGCTTGCCCAGGTCCTCGTCGAGGGAGCGGTCGCCCTTCGCGAACTCATAGGTGAAGCCGCGCCGCCCGTTGGTCCGGGAGTTGGCCGCGAGCTTGAACGGCACGCCCCGGTACGAGGCGGGGCGGAGATCGTCACGCCAGGACATCCAGTGACCTCGACAAGCCCCAGGCGGGGGGTAGGTTGCGCGGATGCGACACGCCTCGATCGCCCTCGCCGTTGGTTCGGCCCTGTCGATGACGGGACCTGCAGCAGCACAGATGCCTCAGTCCGACGCGCTCCGGTTGGTGGGCGATATCCGTTGGGTCGGCGGTAACTGCCCGGCCTTACGGGTGGATTATGCGGCGACGCAGCGCTTCATGGACCGGACCGGGCTGATCAACGCTTTCAGCCCTGACAGCCCCACGCAGCCCTACCTGGCCCAGCACGATCGACAGCTCGACGAGGGGCTGAAGGCTGTCGGCACGGAAACGATGTGCCAGTCCCTGCTGGACAAGTATCGGCCCACCGGCCTGCTCATCATCCGATCCGCCCCCGAAATCGAAGACCTCAACAGAATGAGGTCGACGAACGGGGGTGGGCCGGTAACGCCTCTGAAATGACCCTCAGGCCTGCGCCATGCTCATCTGCGACTTGCCGTGGGAGACCGTGGTGTCGCCGAACAGATCGCTCATGTCCGCCTTCACCTGGGTCCCAGGCGGGCCGTCTACCTTGATGTGCAGGGTTCCGTTCTTGCTGCCCCCGGGCCCCGTCGGCTTGCCCACGGGGCTGTCGTCAGCCCGAGCCTTGCCCGCCGGCGGATCGCCCGCGTAGGCGTTCGGCCCAGCCCGATACCCCTTCGGGAACTGGAAGTGCGGGACGTCCTTGAACTTCTTCCAGTCGCCGCCCCACTCCACCGGGATCCCGGCTTCCTCGGAGGCCTGCCGCATCGCGCGGTTGATCTCCTCGTACTTCTTGCGGTCGAGGTCGCCCACCGCCGGATCGCCGTCCGCCCGCACATCGACCGCGCGGCCCTTCAGGTGCTCGCTGTCCATCGTCTTGGACCAGCCGCGGCGGACCATCTCGCGCTGGCGCTCCAACGTGCGCAGGCCCTCGTGGATGTGGAACTTGACCTTGCTGAGCTGCTGGGCCCGCTTCAGCACCTTGATCAGGTCAGCGTTCACACCCCGGCCGTCGGTCGGATCCGGGGCACCCTCGGCCTCTGGGGCCTCAGGTTCCGACGAAAGCGGGCCCGAAGATCCGGCCAGTGGGCCCACACTGGCGACGGCCCCGGCCCCTTTACCGAAACCCTGGATCTCAGCGAGGCGCTTTCTGATCGTCCCGAAGTATCGCGTGCCGGCGGTGCCGAACCCGTCGCGCCCCACCCGCCCGGACTCCAGATAGCCGAGCGCACCGACGATGCGCCCCTGTCCTCGACCGGCGCCCTGATTGTGGGCGTAGCCGAGGATCTCCAGCTTCTTCTCGGGCGACATCCCCCGGTAGGCGGCGCTATTGCTCTCCAGGAACTTGTGGTGCTCCAGCGTGTAGCGCTCCATGAAGCGCTCCTGCATGGCCTTGTCGCCGAGGAACTGCGCGCGCGTGGGCGGCGCTTCACCGAGCTGCCGCGCGGTCTGCGCGATCTCCCTGGGTCCGAACTGGTAGCGCCCGGAGAACCGACCGCCGGACCCGCCAACCTGCTCGTAGCGCTTGCCCTCGATGTCGGTCAGGCCCTCGCGGTAGGCACTCCACTGCGCATCGTTGATGCCCACCGCCCCCTTCAGGTCGTTGGCCTCGTAGGGGATGCCGACCGGACCCTTCTTGCCACCGCCGCGACTGTCGATCGCCCCCCTGCTACCGAACGGCCGACCGCGGATACCCTCGCCGAGATCCGGAGCGGCAGGTACGTCACGTGCCCCGCCGCCTGAACCGCCGCTGACGCCACCGCCCGAACCGCCGCCGGACCCACCGGTCGGGCTGCCATAAGCCGGGATCGCAGAGCCGGCACCCGTGGAACCGAAGCCGCCCCAGGCCGCCTTCTGGATCAGCGACCCGCCGCCACCCGTGGAACCGCCGAAGCTCGACGGGCTGACGCTCGCGCCGCCCGGCTGCTCGCGCAGCTTACGGATCTCGTCCGTCAACCGCTGCATCTCGGCAGCCAGCGCATCGCGCTTCTTTTGCGTTTCCGCCGCGCCGGCCTCGTCACCGTTCATGCGCTTTCGCGCGATGCTCTCGTCGAGGACGTCGAGCTGGCGCCGGATCTGATCCTGACGCTCGCGGGCCGGTGCGGCCTTCCGCTCCTGTTCCGCTCCTTCGAGAACCTTGTCGGCGCCCTCCAGCAGCGGACCCAGGGTCTTAAGCTTCAGGTTCTCCCACCGGTTGTGCATCCGGTTGAGGTTTTGCTCGAAGCGCTCGGCCGCCTCCAGAATTGACTTATCGAGCGTGCCGAGTTCGGCCTGCAGCTTCGCCACTGCCTCGCGGATCGGACCGTTCAGGCTGCTGGCCACGATCCCGATATCAGGCGTGCCGAACAACAGCATCGACACACGGGCGCGCTTCTGGGGGTCCGGAACGCCACGCAGGCCTTCCATGGCCCGCTCGATTGCGGCCTCCATGTTCGGGGCGTTCACGAGGTCCTCGGCGAGCTTGCCGAGGTTCATGTTCTTCAACTCGCCGTAGGCCTGCCCCCAGCGCTGGCGCAGATCGACCATGTTGCCGGCGAACTGGTTGATCGCGCCCTTCATCGTCTCAGCCGAGACGCCGGCCTTGCCGCCAAGCTCCGATAAGGTTCTCAGTTCGTTGGCCGTCAGCCCGATCTGGCGGGCCATCTGGCTCAGATCGCGGGTCGAGCCCGAGAAGCCCTTCAGAGCCGTGACGACGCCGGCGACGGACAGAGCGGCCCCAAACCCGCCGAAGCCGATCTTCGATAGGATCGGCTCAAAGCCACCCAGGACTCCGCGAACCTTCGAGATCTCCTCGCGCGCGACGCCCCAGTCCTTTTTCCAGGTCGCCCCGTGCTTGGCGGTTTCATCACCGACCTGCTTCAGGCTCTTCTGGAGCTTGGACAGAGGCCCGGTGAACTGGTCCTCGACGGTGGCGACGATTTTGAGCTTGTCGTCAGCCATCCTCGTCCTCGCGTGGAGCGGGGCGCGGCATCAGCGCCAGGGTGCGGGCCATCAGGTGGGTCACGGTCGCCGCCGGCATCGCGGCCGGCGGATCGCGGAACGGCCACGCGTGGAACGCGAGGCCTAGGCGGAGGCAGTCGTCGACGGCATCGGCGGCAGGGCCGCCCACACGAAAAAACGGCTGAGGATGGTCCCCAGCTGCAGGATGTCACGGGCGCCGATCTTCATCAGCACCGGCGGCGGCGTTGCGGACAGGCTGGCGACAAGCGGGAAGAACTGGTCTGCCGACAGCCCTTCCAGGAGGCCGAATTTGAGGACCTCCTCGCCGGTGGGCTCGCGCAGGATCAGCACCTGCAGCGTGTCCTGGCCGACGACGATGGGCTTGGCGAGCGGATGCTCCAACGGCCAGGAGATCTCGCGCGGGTCGCGGGCGGGGGGCACGGTATCCGTCATCGTAGCGCTCACAGCTCGTCACAGGAGAGGCCGCGCCACTCGACGGCGACCTTGCCGTCGGCGGTGCCGATCTCGTGCGCGCCAGCCGACCACGCGCTGGACAGGACGTAGTTCTTGCCGTTGGCGAGCTGGGCGGTGACCGTGATGTCCGTCATCGCGTCGAGTTCCGCGACGGAGAGGCCATCGGTCGTCGACAGGTCGGCCTTGATGAAGGGCACGAGCTGGGTCTCGATGAAGCCGTGGGGGCCGTCCTGGCCAGCCACGGACTCGCGCTTGATCCGCGAGGGCGAGACGATCAGGCCGCCGCGCAGATCGTACATCTTGCCGGCCGCTGTCAGGTAGGCGGTACCGGCGAACCTCTGACCCATGATCAGGCCTCCAAAGAAAAACCCGCCACGAGGGGCGGGTCATGTTGCGGACGGGGTGGAGGACCGATCAGGTGCCGGAGGCGCTGAGCGGGAATTGGAGGCGGAACTGTGCCTTGATGTTCAGTCTCCGCAGCTGGTTCACCACGTCCGGCGGATCCAGGATCTCGACCGTATTCGGCTCGGTGTTCGAGCGGGTGACCGACAGGTTGGCAATGTAGAGATCAGCGTTCTCGACGAGCCCGTCCGTCTCCATATCCCGATACTCGGAGACCATCTCGGCCTTGATCATCAGTGGCGTGACGATCGGCTTGCCGGCGCCGAACTTCGTCCCGTCGTTGGCGAGCGCACACCGCGGATACTTGCTCGTCAGTGCCTGCCGAACGCGGGTGTAGCGCTCATCGAGTGTGGCGAGCGTCGTCACCAACTCGTAGGCGTTGTCGGCCTGGCCGTAGCTGTTCTTCTGGTAGTTCGTCTGCTCGCGCAGGATGATCGGTTGGTTGGTCGAGCCGCCGTAGACGTCGGTCCCCTGGATCGCGATGCCGACCTGCGCGAGCGAATTCAGCTGCGCCTTGTTCCAGCGGTAGTCCGCCGGCGCCGGCAGCACGCCGATCAGCGGCAGCGTCTGGAGGGGCTGCGCCGCGTAGGCGTTGATCGAGAAGGCCGCGGCAGCGGTGTAGGCGGCGGTCCACTCCCAGCTTGGGGACGGCGACTGCTGCTCGAAGCCCATCGTGGAGATCAGCGCCGAGTTGTTCGACTGACCCCACAAGAAGGTTTCGGCGTAGAGGCCGCGGCGCGCCGAGAAGATCTGACCGTAGCTCTGGCGGTACGGGCCCCAGCGCCCGGAGTCGGTGAAGCCGTATTCCTGGTCCCACACCGCGTATGAGCCGCTGTCGTGGAAGCCGAGGCCGACGAACTTGAACGGCCGGTCGAGGAGCGCCGCGATCGCGTTGGTGAAGTCCGGCGTCCCGGTCCCGCCAGCGAGCAGATTATTGATCGGGTATGTCAGCGCGAGACCGGCCGGCAGGGCTTCCCCGCCGTAGGTGCCGAGGTAGCTGTCGAGTACCGTCACGCTGTTGCCGGTCAGCCCCTTCCACTTGGCCGTGAGCGTCACGACGGCGCCAGCGGCCGATGCGGTAACCGGCAGGTCCGGGGTCGCGGCGATCGCCGCGGCGATCTTAGCGGCCACCGTGGCGGTGGTGTCGGCCGAGACGATCGCGACCTGCAGCTTCTGGCCGGCGATGTAGAGCGGGAGGGTGCCCGCCACTGACGGCGCAGCGGTGACCGTGATCGTGCCGGTGGCTGCGACGCCGGCGGCCGGCTCTGAGATCGGCAGGCAGATGATCGGCACGCTGGTGACGCCCTTGAAGGCCGTCTTGAACATGCGCGCGAGCATGGAGCCGGCGCCGAACTGCGCGTCGGCGTCGTTGTTCGTGCCGCAGGCCACCGCGACGTTCGGCTTGGCGGCAGCTCCGGTGAGGAGATGCCCGACGAGCAGGATCCACTTTGGCGAGACCGGGGTACCGGCCTGCGAGGGATCCATCTGAACGTTGGGGCCCGGGAGCTTGTAGTTGTCCGGGATCGTGGTGATGCCCATCGCGGCTTAGCCCTGATGCTCGGTGGCGGCGGGAGCGCCGGCGGGCGCGGCGGAGGCGGCGGCGGACGCGCCGCTGTCGTGCAGGTCCTCCAGGAGGCGGATCGTGCCGTCCCGGGCGAGCGCGAACGTGAACTGGTCGGCCGGCCACCGGGCGGTACCGTCGCCCTCGAAGCCGGTCCCCGACGGGAAGTGCTTGAGCGCGCGGAAGCGCGCCTCGGTCGCCTCGACGGCGACCGTGGTTTCACCGGCCATGGCTGTGTCCTCGGAGGTAGGAGCGGCGCAGGCCGGCTCAGGTCGTGGGGATGTCGATCGTCAGAGCGATCGGCGGCGTGCCCGGGCCGGCGCCGGCGGGGCGGGCGGTGATCCGCACGTGCTCCAGCACGTCGTCGAGGTCCGGATCGTATGCGGTGCGGAACACGAAGGTCATCTCGACCCGCCCCTCGGCGAAGTAGCTGGCGCCCTCCTGCGGGAAGAGGCGGCCGCGGCGGACCTTGGTCACCGCTTCGAAGAGCGGGTAGCGCTCTGGGTCGTCGAACGCCTTCGACGGGTCGATGCCCCGCACGAAGGTCGGATCCTGCAGGAGCCGCTTGCGGATGCCGTTCGTGGCCGTGTCGAGCTGCTCGTCGAGCTCCTCGGGCGGCGCGTATCCGACGCAGTACGAGATCCCGATCGTGACCTCGTTCATGAACCGGGGCTGGCCCTGGTTGGCCTCGTCCTCGGGACTCTCCAGCTCGTCGGCGATGACGACCAAGAGGGCGGGGAGCTCTTCCTCCTGGAGCTGCGGCCGGACCTGGCGGCGGAAGCCGTTGACCGGCAGCCAGTCTTGGCCCGAGAGGCGTTCGATGATCGCCTCACGGATCTTGGTGGCCTCGGACGACATCAGGCCCCCTTGGGCTTTCTCTTGAGGGTGATCGTCGCCCCGCCCTGGCCGTCTGGGTCAACGTCGTCGATCCAGAGCGTGCCCTCGTCCGGATAGAAGCCGGCGGCGGGCACCTGGATCTGCATCTGCGGAACTGGCCGGACGGGCCAATCGGCCAGACGGATGCCCAGGGTGATCGCGGTCGAGTTCAGACTCCCGCCGCTTTCGACCGCCACATCGACGTTGCGCACCGACCAGACGCCCGTGGCTTGGAACGGCGGCCTGGTCGGCCGCGAGGCCAGCGGCGTCACCGTCACCGGGCGTCCGAACGCGGTGATGCCGGGCCCGAGCGCCAGGGCGGCGAAGTCGATCACGCGGCGACCGGCTTCGCGGGGGCCTTGCCGGCGGGCTTGGCGTCTGCCGCTGGCTCCTCGTCCGGGATCTCCTCCAGGACCTCGCCGCCAAAGCGCGCGATGATCCGGTCGGCCTCGTCCGCGTCGAGGGTCACTTCCTCGCCGGCCTTCCTATGCGCGATCCCGCGCGAGGCGGGCACAAGCACGGTGCCGGCCGCGTCGCGCACCTCGGCGACGTCGTGATCCGGATCCTCGACGCCGAGGGCGATCTTGGTGACGATGGTCTTCTTCGGCATGGCGGTCTCTCGCTATTCGGCCGCCATCGCCTTGGCAGCCCGGCGCCGTTCCATGGCGGCCTGGAAGGAGACGCGTCGGCGCTCGACGGCCTCTGGTGTCTGTTTGCGACCCATCATCGCGAGGCGCTGCTTTTCGCGCTGCTCGAGCGATTTGGGCTTGCCCTTGTGTGCCTGCGAAGAGGCGATCTTTGCCGCGTCTGAGCAGGGCTTCCCCTTCCGCGCAAGAGACATCGCCTCACATTGTTCAGCGGTCCGCTTCTTCCCTGTGTTTGCGGCCGCGGCTTTTGCGACCCATTCAGGGAGAGATTTGCGTCCGGCCTGCCTCGCGCGAAGTCTTTCTCGCATCTCCGGCGTGCATATGCGCCCAAGACTGTTCTTGTTGCCACGCTGTGCTTCGGAGAACCGGGCGCGCTGCTCTGTAGTGCGCTTCTTCCCGCGGTTGGCTTCCGCAGCCCTAGCGACAACCCCTGGAGATCGAGGCCTACCGAGATTGAGGTCCCGCAGCTTAGCCCTGGTCTCCTCGCTCACGGGATGGCCCATGAGAGACCGGCTAACTGCGGCCGAAATCTTAGCTTGGAGTTCTGGGTCGCGGCCGCTGGCTCCCTCGCCACCGTCCGTGCCGTTGACGAGCGAACCCGCAGGTCGCCGGCCGTACAACGCGATCAGTTCGCGCTCGACAGAGAAGGCTTCAGCGTCGGTCAGTCCCTCCTGGACCTTCCGAACCGTTATTCGGCCTGTCCCTTCCCGTCGATCCTTCTGGATCATCCGATAAAGGATCTTGTTATGTCCGGTTGCGGATGCGTGTCGGAGCCAGCGCTTGCCGCAACCCTTCCCGATGTACACCGGGATCTCGTCGCGGCTGTACTGGTAGACGTAAAAATTTCGCCTGCCACTTTCAGCGTCGATCACGCGGGCGGTCCTCTCGCCAGTATGATTAGGGGCCGAGGTCGTTTGCGGCGACTTCGGCCCCACATCAAACTAACGCGAACCCTTCGACGATCCACCTAGTGTTAAGACGTCCTATCGGACCGTCGCGCAGAACGTTGCGTCAACCCAGCCCAATACGGGAAGTGGCGCAGACTGTGTCATCAAATATTCAGCCGACGGATCCTCGCTGATCCAGTTCTTCGGGAAGCGCGGCATGGCGCGCAGCGCGCGCACGTCCTGGATGGCGCCGTAGAGGCGGGTGCCCTGCGCGCCGACCGGATCCAGCATCATGCAGGTGTAGTCCGGCATGAACTGCGTGACGTTGCCGGCATCGTCGGTGAAGTACTGCTGGTAGACCCAGAACTCGAACTCACCGGTGTCGCCGAGGTACTTCGCCTCGCGACCGACGCCGCCGACCACGACGCCGCCGAGATCGACGTTGCCCTTGGTCTGGCGGAACGAGTTCATGATCTGCTGAATGCCGGGCGACTTGACCAGCAGGTTGCCGGCCAGCGGATCCAGCACCACCACGCTCGGGTGGAAGCCCGAATTCTTCTGCACCGTCGCGGCGGACGTGCGCAGGAAGTCGAGCGCGTCGACGCCGGTCTCACCCCAGCGCGCGCCACCGGTCAGCGCCACGGTGTGGTTCGGGTTGCGCTGCAGGTCGACCGCGGTGCGCTGCGGATAGTTCGGGCCGGAAAGCACGAGGCCGCCGGTCTGCACCAGCTGGCAGGCCATCAGCTCCTCGTGGCGGGTGATCTGGTCGTCCTGGATCTTGAGCGTGTCCATGACGATCATGGCGCGGCGCTCCTCGGGGGAGAATTCGCCGAGCAGGCGCTCGCCGGGCCGGCGCCGCAGCATGCGGTTGGGCTCGATAACGTGCTTGGGCTTCACGTAGCCGGGCACGAGGCTCGCGGCGTTGAAGCCGCGCAGGCGCTCGGGCTGGCCGACGTCGCCGGGATGGACCAGAGGAGCGAGGCGGCGGGCGCGCTCGACCTTGTCGAAGTAGACCTCCTCCGTCTCGAACTGCTGCTCCATGCCGAACGCAAGGTTCCACAGGAACGGGTTCGGGCGGTCGATTACGCCGTACGCGCCGAGCAGGAACGCGGTGGAGTAGACGGAGGCGTCGGTTTGGTTGGCCACGGGCGGTTCTCCAAAAGAGAAGGGCGCCCGAGGCGCCCTGTGTCAGTCCGGATTGTTGCGGGGGCGGCGTGCGGTCAGGCGACCGCGCCGACGGAGCGAATGAAGATGTCCCGGCCGGCGATGCGGAAGGCGTCGTCCAGCGTCTGGATCGTCCAGGAGGCGTCGATCGGCATGACCTCGCCTGCGAACTCGCCGGTCTCGTAGCCCTTCACCCGGACGTCGGCGGCGCTGGCGTCGACCTCGAAGGTCAGGATGTGCGTGGGGACCTGGGAGCCGTCCGAGGCGGTCTTGACGCTCGGGATGTACTTGTCGGTGGCGGTCACGCGCCCGAGCGGGGTGCCTCGCTTAAGAGGCACGCCGGGGGCATTGGCGCCCGAGGCGATCACGAGCGAGCGCGTGGCGCGCGGGAAGTCGCCGGCGTAGAGCGCAGTCGGGTGGAAGTTCGAGAAGACGGTCATTCGGGCGGGTCCTCTGGATGGCCGCCTTCAGGCCGGCCGCGTCGGATGGGCGGCACGCGGTTGCCCGCGCGCCCGGCAGGATCAGTTCTTCTTCGGATCGGGCTTGCCGCCGAGGCGACGGAAGAAGGCCGCGCCCTCCTCGACCTCGCGCTGGAAGGCGGCCTTCGAGCCGGAACGGGCGACATCGCGGCCGATTTCCTCGGTGCCGTTGCCGGCGAGGGTCTCATTGCCGCGGGCCTCCTGCTTCTTCAGCATCCGCTCGAGCAGGATCTCGCCGAAGCGCTTGGACGAGGTGCCCTGATTGATGTGCTTGCGCCCGAGCTTGGGCAGGCCGGCGCGCTCGGCCATCTCGGTGATCCGGGCGGAGCGGACGCGCTCGGCCTTCACCGCAGCTTCGGCAGCGCGACGGGCGGCCTTGGCGCCGTTGGCGGCGCGCTCGGCTTCTTCCTCGTCGGCATCCTCGTCGTCGCCGTCGCCACGATCCTCGTCGTCGCCAGCGTCGTCGTCGGCATCCCGCTCGTCGTCACCATCGGCATCGCCGTCCTTCTTGCCCTCGTCGCCGGTGCTCACCTCGTCCTCGTCCTCGTCGCGGTCGGCCTCGTCCTCATCTTCGGACTCCTCCGCATCGCGCTTGGCGCGCTCGGCGGCGGCGCGGCGGGCTTCCGCCTGGCGCTTCTTCTCGGCCTCGATCTCGGCCGCGGACTTGCTGCTGCGGTTGCCCTTCGGGGCGGACTTGGCGGGGGACTTACCGGTGCGGTTGGCCATGGTGGTCTCCTGGGCGGCCGTGGACTTCGTCCTGGAGGCCGTGCTGCGGGTCACGATCAGGCAGGAGGAGCGGGCCAGCGCCTCGCCCTCGTCGCCCTCTGCGGATCGGATCTGTGAGCCGGCATCGGCCGGCACGGGGACGGCGCTGATCTCCAGCGGCTCCCAGTCGACGACGTCGTGGCGGGCGACACTGCCGTCGTCGGCCTCGGTCTTGACCACCTTGTGCAGCCAGTACCCGACCGAGATGTTGCGGATCACGCCCTCGCGGATCTTCTGCACGGTGTCGGCGACGCCGGGGGCGGCCGAGAGCAGGATCGTCGCGATGCCGCGCCCGTCCTCGATCTTGGCGGTGCCGGGCACCACCGCGCCGATGACGTTGTCGAGGCAGTGGGTCGCGTGGGTGTCGACGAAGGCCGCGCCCGCGTTCAGGCGATCGAGCCGGACCGCGCCCGGCTCCATCGAGAGGACCTCGTCGTACTCCTCACCGTCCCACCACGAGAAGCGGCGAACGCTCGCCCCCGTGCTCCAGACGATCTCGACCGTGTTGGCTTTGGCGTCGAAGCTTTCCGGGCGCACGCTGGCGTCCCGGTGCACGGGCGGCAGCCGCACCACGTTGTCGTCGCTCGAGCCGGACGAGCGCTGCCCGGTTCGGGCGGGAGAGCTCCGGCTCGTCCCCGGGGCTGATCTCCCGGTCCGGTTGCTGGAGGCCGGCGACGTTCGTGACGCGCGGGTCGGAGTCGAGGACAATGCCGAGGTCATCGCACTTGGTGTTCCAGTCGTTGATCTCGTCGAGCACGTCGTCCGGGTTGCGCCCGGTCTCCGACACCACGTCCTGGTAGGAGCGGATGCCGGTACGCATCGCGAGCTGGGCTGCCTGGGCGTCCGCCATCGGGTCGACCCACTCGAATTTCGGGGGCGCCCACTGCACGGGGATCACGGGCTCGTCGATCACGCCCGCGAGGAACGCGATCTCGCACCACCATTCCCAGATCGGCTGGAGGGCCAGCTGGATCAGGATGTGCCACTGGATGGTGCGCAGCAGGCGGCGGAACTCGACGAGGCCGCCGCGCATGGAGCTGAAGTTGACTTTGGAGAGGTCGTTGGAGACCAGCTCGTAGGGCACGCGGTAGCCGGCCGCGATCGTCTGCAGCTGGCTGACTTTGTATTCGCCGTAGCCACCGACCGCATTCGGGGCGTTGAATTTGATGTCCTTGCCGCCGCGCAGGCGGGCGATCATGCCTGGCTCGAACTTCTCGTAGACCGAGCCGTCGGCCGCCAGGACCTGGGGCGCGATCGACTCGTCCTCGGCGTCCTCGGCGTCGACGACGAAGCCGGCGATGCACGCCTCGGTGCGCTTGCGGGTGATCTCCGCGAGCTCGTAGTCGGCGAGCAGCTGCAGGTTCTCGATCGCAGGCGTGCCCCAGGGGACGCCGCGCGTCTGGGTCCGCTGCAGCTCGTAGACGTGCAGCACCTCGTCGGCCGGCACTGGTGCCGAGACGGTCGGCTCGCCGGTGTTGATCCAGAGGTTGCCCGGGTGCTGCGGGTAGAGCCAGTAGGCCGACCGCTTGCGGGTCTTGATGTCGACCTCGACGCCCTGGATCGCGATCGTCCCGGGTGTCAGCATCCCGTTGCGGGCCGGGTCGCCGAAGTCGGCTTCGAGGAGCTGCAGCTCCAGCGGCACGTCGCCGGTACCGATCTTCTTGCGCAGGCGCTTGCGGACCAGGACCTCGCCGCCCTCGATCATCTCGCGGCAGAGCAGCGTCTGCAGGCCGTAGAAGTCGAGCTGGCCAGCCGCGTCGCACCGGAACGACCAGCGCTCGAAGGCCTCGCGGATCCGCTTGTCCTTCGCCTTGTTGCCGGTCACCGGGCGGGGGACGATGCCCTCGCCGACGATGTTCGAGACGAGCGACGCGACCGCCTTGGCCGCGTACGGGTTGTTCCGGACGAGGTAGCGGGACCGGTCGCGCAGCGTGCGCGCGCTCCCGAAGATCTCGGTGTCCGCCGACGCGAACCGCGTCAGCCACGGCTCGCGCAGGCGCGTCGAAGCGGCGGCATCGTAGCTGCGGGCCATCTTGCCCGGGATGCCGCGCTCGGGGCGCGGCGCTGGCCCGGGGGCCGCCTTCCTGAGGGCGGCCATGCTAGTACCCGCCGTAGCCCGACCCGCGGGTCCGGTAGCCGTTCGAGAAGCCCGCCACGCCGGCGACCGCGCGGCTCTGGCCGTTGGCCTTGGCCTGCTGCCGCTTCAGGTAGGCGATGACCTGGATCATCTCCTTGAAGGAGCGATACGAAGCACTCTTGCCTTCGTAGGCCACCGACAGGACGCCCTGCGCGAGCGCGGCCTCCATCGCCGCGATCTGCGCCGTGTGGTCTACAGCCATGACGAGCGCCTGATCCGGGGTGCAGCCGCGGCGGGTGCCGGCGGCGGTGGTGGCGGTGCGGGCCGCGGCGCCGGAGCTGGAGCTGCGGGTGCAGCCGGGGCGGCGTCGGCGATCGGAAGAGCCTCGTCGGGCTCCTCGGCGGCTGCGCCCGTGTTGGAGCGTTCGGGCGCGTCGGGCATCTTGCCCAGCGCCACGTACCGGCGTGACTGGCTCTGGAGCCCGCAGACGGCCGCGTAGGCGTAGACGAAGCACACGCCGGCCTCGTGAGCGGCCTTCGGCTTCGCCCACTCGGTGTAGCCGAGCCGCTGATGCACCACGAGCTTCTCGCGGGTGAGCTGCTCGAAGTACTCGGCGTCGATCGGGCGCGAGCCGGCGGCCGGGACCAGCGGGAAGTGGACGTGCCGCGGTCCCGGCTCGATCACGGTCAGCGAGCCGTAGGCGAAGTCGCGGGCGGCGTTGCCGCCGATCATGTACCAGGACGAGCCGAGCTTCGTGGACGCGAGCCGCGGCCAGACCTTGGTGCGGCTGCCGCGCGCCTCGTTCTTGCCCTTGATCGCCCACACCCGGCGCTTCCGGCGCTCGGTGCAGAACGCGTAGACCTCGGACGTATGGTGGCCGCCGGAGTCGATGGCGGCCGCCTTCACGCGCAGCTCGGTCCCGTCCCCCTTGCGGAAGGTCCGCTTCAGGAGCGCGTCGAGCGCCTTCCAGACACCGGGCTCGGCCGGGTCGCCCATGAGCACGAAGTGGCCGATCAGGGCGCATTCCAGCCCCGGGCCCCAGCCCCAGACCGCCGCCTCGACACGCCCGTTGGCGCCGGACTGAACGTCGCCGCCCAGCGTCAGGAAACTCACGAAGTCCGGGACCTCGGCACCGTACTCGCCCCGCCGGTCGAGGAAGGCGGACGGCTCGATCTCCTGACCGAAGGTCTGCCGATGGACGCGGCCGAGGACGTTGTTGTTGAACGTCTGGACCTTGCCGGCCGGGTCGGTCAGCGCCTCCAGCCATTCTTGGACGATCATCGTCCAGGCGGCGTTCGCGTTGAGCGACATGCCGGTCCAGAGGTGGAAGCCGGCGTGAGGCGTCTTCGGAGTGGCGGTCGGCTGCCAGACGCCGCGGGCGTCCATCCAGGCCTTGCGGGCCTCGTCTATGATGCAGCCGCAGGTGCCCTGGTACCAGACGGACTTGAGCGAACCGTCGGGGCCGAGGTCGTACTTGATCCCGTGGGTCGTGCCCTTGCCGCCCCAGTCGAGGTACTGCAGCTCCTTGCACTGCGGGCATGGCACGAAGTAGCGCCGCTGGTCGGAGGCGAGCCAGCGCTGCCAGATCCGGCTGGTCGACTCTAACAGCGGCGTCGAGCCGACGATCTGCTTGCGGTTGTAGAAGGTCTCGCCGCGGGTCCAGAACAGCTTGAGCTTGTCGCCCTGGCTGCCCGCGCCCGGCGTCCAGCCGTCGGCGTCGAGCTCGTCACCGATCTGGAAACGGGCGGAGTAGCGCCGGAACGCGTCGTCGGCCGCCGCGCCCACGATGCGCACGAGCGCGCCGTTCGAGAGCTGGAAGAACCGATTGCTATCCTGTTTCTCGCCGCGCCGGACCGGGCGGATCATCCGCGCCAGCACCGGGGTTTCGCGCAGCATTGGCGCGATCTCGGTGGCGCCAAACTCCTCCGCGTCGCCCATCACCGGCTGCGCCAGTGCGCACAGCGTCGGATCCTGGTGGAGGTGGTACCCGATCGCGAGGGTCGCGCAGCGCGAGTAGCCGACGCGCGCCGCCTTCAGGACGGAGACGAGCGGGATCTCCGGATCGCAGAACGCGTCCATGAGGCCGCGCTGGTAGCCGTAGAGGGTGACCGGACCGCTCTCGGCCCCGGTCGACTTCGGGATCCGCCCGTATCGCTCGGCCCACTCCGAGCCGCTCATGCGCGGCTTGAAGGCAAGGGCGTCGTCGAACAGGGCGTCGAGGGACCGGCGCGCGGCCTCGTGCCCGGCGGGGTACTCACCCCTCCGGTGCTGGCTGATCCTCTCCGCTGGTGTCATCGACGGTGACGCGCTCCCCGAACCACCGCGCCGCGATCTCCTCGCGTGCGGCCTTGAAGGCGCGGTTCGTCTCCGCGCGCACCATCCCCTCGATCTCGGGGGCGCTGGTGATCGTCGTGGCCCGGGCCGCGATCTTGGCGGCCATGTTCGACAGGCCGGTCTTCAGGACCTGGCAGAAGGTCGAAAGGTCGTTGACCGCGTCGTGGCGCGAGACGACCGTCTTCAGCGCCTCGTCTGCGTCGATCTCCGCGCGGATGGCGTTGGCCACCGCGCGTCGGCGGTCAGCCTCTTCCTTGGTGATCTGCCCAGCCTCGCCCTGGCAGCTCGCCACCGCGTTCTGCACGGCGCGGGACATGCGCCACTCGACCACTTCGGAGAGCGACAGCTCCCACTCGATGCCACGGTCCCGGTCGGCCCGTTGGATGACCGGGCACCCGTCGTCGATCCACTTCGAGACGGTGTTGCGATGGACGTCGAGCAGCGCCGCGATCCGCATCAGGCTGAAGGGCCCGCGCAGGTTTTCGACGCTGCCCGGCGAGGGGGGTGCTGATGCTGCCATCGATTTCAAAAATTCTCAGAGGGTGAACCAGTGGGGTCCGAATTCCCCTCACCGCCACCCCCCTCCCGGAAGGACCCTGGATTTGGCCAGGGTGGGGGCAGGGGTCGGCCCATGGGGCCGGATGGTCCTCTCGTCGCCTGCGCGGGCCGCCGGCGGCCCCGAGCGGATCAACCCTTCCGGCGCACGTCGTTGACGACGAACCGCTCCCAGCCCGCCCGGAAGTGCTTCCGGTAGGCGACGGGCACCACGGCGCCCGCCTTCTCGTAGTAGGGGAACCGCTTCGAGTAGCTGACGCCCTTCACGAACAGGAAGATCGGGACCGCAAACTTGTCCTTCTGCAGGTAGATGCCGTTCGGCGCCTTCCCGTGGTCGCGGAAGACGACGTACTCGACGTTCCGCCCGGCGTTCCGGCGCTTTGAGCGCGCGGTGGTGTTCTGATGCCGGTCGGACTGGGCGCCGACCGCCGAGAGCATGCGGGTAATGAAGGCGCCCGACACGTTCCCGTTGCCGTCGCGCGGGCAGCGCGTGCTGGGCACGGCGAACTCGCCCGCGAGCATCAGACCCTTGCGGATCAGCAGGACCTCGAACCGCTTGTGGCGGCGTGTGCCGCCGGCGACCTGCGGGCCCAGATACTTCCAGGCCGGGATCGAGCCGTTGCCTTCCTTAAAGCCGAGCTCCGCCTGGAGGCGTCGCTTCGTGGCTGGCCGGACCATAAGGCTGTTGAGCGTGAAGTTCGACGGCTGGTCGAACACAGACCGCATGGTCTCGCGCTCGGCCTCGCGGGCATCCTTCATCGCGTTGGTCAGCGCGAAGGCAGCGACGAAGGGGACTTGCTTGGCGGCGCGCCCGACGGCCTCGGCCTTCAGACCGAACTCGCTGGCATCGAGCTTGAGCACCGGCTCACCGTCCAACGGTGATGGTCTTCACCTTGCCCGAGACAGGGTCGAGGATCGTCAGCGTCTGGGCGGCCATGGTCAGCAGGCCTGCATCGGTTGCGGAACGTTGCGGGCCTGCTGCACCAGGCGCGTGGCCGGGCGCTCGACCGTGAGCTCGGCGGCGTTGTCGAGGACCAGGACGGTCACGTCCTGGACGCCGGCGGCCGCACACATGCGGATCAGATCGTCCTGCCAGCGCGCGGCCGTGGCCGGCTGCAGCTTCTGGGACGTGCGCAGCACCAGGATATCGCCGTGACGGACCTCAAGGCGATCCAGCTGGCGATCGAGATCTTCGGACAAAAGGTTCACCGGACTATGCGGGCGTGGCTGCCCGGGCGGTTGACGTGGGTCACGGCGCCGTCCGTCACGAAGACGTACTCGACCTTGCCCGAATATACTTGGTTGTTGAGCAGGTAGCTCACGTTCGAAGGCCACCAGCGCTTGCCCTTCGGCGACGGCACGCCGTCGGCGTTCAGGCCGTCGGCGATCGCCTTGAGGGTCCGGCCGGCACCGTTCTCGTCGAAGATCCGGCGCACGATCGGCGCACGCTCGACGTCGATCAGCAGGCCGCCCTTCCCATCCGACAGGTAGCCGTACGGGATGACACCGCCGGCGAACCCGCCGCGGCCGGCCTTCTGCATCCGGCCACCTTTGGTGCGCTCAATGATGACCGAACGCTCCTGCTCGGCCATTGCCGAGAGGACGCCGAAGATGAGCTTGCCCGAGGGCGAGCCCGTGTCGATCGCCTCGGTGACCGAGCGGATTGTCACGCCGTGCATCGTGTCGAGCTCAGCCGACGTGGTGACCGCCAGGGCGATGTTGCGCGCCAGGCGGTCGAAGCGTTTCACCAGCAGCACGCTGAAGCGCCGATCGGCGGCGAGCTGCAGGACTTGGCTGAAGCCTGGCCGCTCGGCCGGCTTCACCGTTCCGGAGACCCCGGGGTCGGCCAGGACCTGGACGAGGTCGAGGCCGACGGCCGTGGCGTAGGCGCGGATCGCCTGCTCCTGCTCGGGCAGGCTGTTGCCGCGCTGGGCCTGCTCGTCTGTCGACACCCGAAGGTAGCCGACGGCGAGCGCACGGACCTCCTCGCGCTCGGCCGCCTGGACAGCATTCCTACGGAGCGCGCGCCGGGCGCGGGCGCTACTTGCAGCCACCCGCAAACCCCTGTTTTTGCTAGCGTTTTTCTGACGCCCGAGCGCCAATTACTACATCTCAAGAGGTCTAGAAATTGGCCGGTTTGGCGCGCGGTTTGGACGGGCTTGGGCTCGATCCAATAAGTTGACGGAACCACGTCCGACGACCACCGCGAGCCGCCGGTTCGCGGTCCCGGAGTAGCGCGATTTATTAACAACCAGGGACGGCCCAGCGCGAAGCGTAAAAATTTATAGGTCTGCTTCGCGGCGACTTATCGGCGGTAGGGCACTATCGCGCTGCTCTAGGAGTAGCCGATGTTCCCTTTTCGCAAAGCCCTCGTCGCAGCCGCTTTCACCGCGCTGATCCCATCGCCGGTCCTATTCGCCCAAGCTGATCAGGGTCGGCCCGCTTCGACCTCTGATGTGGCGACGCCTAGTCGGGCGTATCCGCTGCGCGTGGAAAGCACGATGGCCATCAACATTCCCGTAACGGCCGGCGCGGGTACCGAGGAGCAGGTTAAACAGATCGCCGTCGCTCGCGCCTACCTGTATCAGGCAGCGGCTCAAGATTGCGAAAACCTGAAGCAAGCCTTCAAAGCGGAGTGCCGGTTGCTGAATGTGCGGGTGAACAGCAACGTTCAGTCGAGGGGATCGTCAGGCGAGACGATGTTCATCAACGTCCAGTCCTCGTACGAGGTGATGATCCGTCCGAACTGATGGGCAGCGCTATACAGGCTTGAGAGCGTTCGCACCTTAAGCGGCAAATGCTCGGGCAAAGCCCAATGCGAACCGGCGGTACCAGGCGCGGAGCATCATTCGTCCCGCAGGATCCGGCCCCACTCGGCGAGCAGGGCCATCGGCAGCTGGTAGTTCGCCTCGATGATAAGGGTCGCTGCGGCCGCGTAGATGCCGATCAGGGACCAGAGATCGAGGTGAGCCGGCGGGTCAGAGCGCGTCATCGCCAATCAGGTCCTCGACGATCGCATCGCGCTCCGCGTCCGACTCCGCGAGCTGGAAGAGGTGCAGCTCCGTAGCGCGGTCGGACCGGGCCCAGTCGAGCGCCTCCCACATGGCGCCGCGATGGCCTGCTCCGACGATGCGGGCAAGGCCGCCATCACCGCGACGAACCGCCAGGAATACGGCGCCCGGCGCATCGACTGCGACAGCCTGCACGAGCGTGAAGACGGCAACGAGGTAGCGACGGCCCGACACCCCACGCCATGCGGACAGGGCGACTGTCGACGATCGCGTCGAGGTAAGCCGTTCCTCACGGACTTCCGGGCGGGCCTTTCGATCACTCCCGATGCGGGAGAGTTCGTTCGACCAAGCGAGGCGTCTGCGCGAACTCATGACCGCGACCCGCACACAACCTTGGTGTAGCGGCCGTCGCCAAGGAGACGATCCCGGGCAACGCTCGTCTGGCCGGCCATCATGCAAGCGAAGACGGAGGGCGTCTTCACAGTGATGACGTCGAGGGCAGTGTCGCGCTGGCAATCGGGCTGCGCGATCGAAGCGGCACACACCAGGATCAGGGCGAAGACCGTGTTCATGCGGTATTCCCCAGGGTGAGAGCGGCGACTAGGACGCAGGCGGCAAGCGCAAAGTGAAGGGCGGCGATCAGCAGGACGTCGCGGAACGACGTCTCGGCCGAGCGGCGCGGGTGGTGGGCATCGAGGCCGGCGATCGCGATCAGCAGCACCAGCGCCACCGCGATGAACGGGATGGGCGCGAGGCTCATGATCGGGTCGTCCATCTCAGCGGCGCGCGTCCTTGGTCGGAAACAGCGCCGCGCACAGCGCCACGACCAGGGCGATCGCCAGGACCTGCGCTGTCAGCGGCGACAGGCAGACCGGCGGCACGAACGGCGCGATGCTCTCGGGCGTGGCGACGTCGAGGATGAGGCCATCCATGTCAGGATCCTTGCGTCACGCCGAAACAGCGCAGCGCCTCGTCGGCCGAGAGCTTGGCGATCGGTCCTGAGACGACGCCGAGTTTGGCCGGGCCGGCGAACAGTTCGCGCTCGCCGCGGTAGACCGTCGGCTCGGCCACCGAGGCTGGCGCGATCCGCAGGCCGAGCAGAATGCCCAGTCGGGCGGCGAAGCGGGCGATCACAACCGCCACGCCTGCATCACGGCGCGTGCATGCTCGCGCTGCTCGTCGACGAAGTGATCGCGGAACACGGGCAGGCTGAGGCCACGCACCATGGCGCGCTCGTCGGCCATGCTCGGGGCAGCGACGACGCGTGTGGCGTCGGCTATCTCGCTCCCGCGCAGGTCGCGGATCAGATCCCGGAAGACGCCGATCATGGTGGGCGAATGGACGACGACCACCGCACCGCCCTTCGGCAGGCTCATAATCATGCGATGGGTCCGACCGGACCGGCGCTTCTCGCCCGCGGACGGCTTGCCGGCGTCCAGGCGCTCGGACGCAGAGTAGCCCCGCGCATCCGCGGCGACGCCGACGCGCAGAGGTGTGTCCTGAAAAAGCACTCAGATCACCACGATGACGAGGGTGCCGAAGCTCACCCGGGAATAGTCTCCGGAGACGCGGGCGCGCAGGCTCTCGGCCCGACGCCGGAGCTCCGGTGTGCAGGCCGTGCAGGCGAGGGCCGCGTCGCACATCGCGACGGTGGCGAGGCGCTGGCGAAGCGACATGGTCGGTCCAAATGAAAAACCCCGCGCGATGGCGGGGCGTAGGTCGGAGTATCGGGCCGGGTGTCAGACGCGGATGACGCGTGCGGTCCTGGTGCGCTCACGGTGGCGCAGGACGGCGGTAGGATCGGGAGGTCGCGCACGGCGGGCCGGACCGGGTTCGTGGCCCGGCCAGCTGCCGGTCAGATCCCGATAGAGGCGCCGGGCATGGTCGCGGATCTCGTCGCGGTCGGCGACGTAATCTTCCTGGGTGTGACGGTGACTCGGGGCGCGCAACCGGTCCGCCAGGAGGCAGAGGCCGTGCAGGCGCTCGACGATGTCGCGTTCGGTCACGGCCGCGGATCCGTCATGGGAGCGAGCCTACCAAGAATTGGACCGCTTTGGGAGCGGATGGAACAGGTGCGGGCCGGGGCTACAGCTTCAACCACTGCCACGGAGGCAGTTGCGGGTCTTTCAGGCATCCTGGCTGGCCGGCTTACTGAGATGCCTTGTTCACGGGACGAGGCCCGCCGCACCATCTCGCATGGGCCGCAGCCCGAAACGACGAAGGCCCCGGCGGGTGTCCGCCGAGGCCTTCTAGAATTTCGCAGGGTCCGAACTACCGCAAGCCGTTCTCCCGGTCAAGCTCCATTCCCGCCGGATTGCGTCGCGGGAGTCCGCATGGCCACGAGCATGGTGCGCCCTTGCTGTTGGTAGTAACCATTCTCCATTGAGGTGCGGATGTCGTTGCCGAGCATGTCATATTGCTCGTAGATCATGTCGAAGCCGCACTCTTTGAGCGTCTGGATCAGCGCAGGCTTCGTGGGCCAGAACGACCGCTTATTGCTCCACGACGTCCACTTGTGCTCTTCGAGCTTCGAGGTGTCGTCAAGATCGTGTTCGTGCAGCCAGCGACCGGGTAGACCTTCATTCTCCGTCAGTGGAGAGAGATTGAACATGGTCTCGTCTTGATCCGTCGCGAAGTGCGTGTGCAGGATGATTACGTCCCTGACGCACCGGGACATTAGCCTAATGAATTCAGCTGGCTTATCGAGATGGTAGAGCAGCCCGCAGCAAAACGCGGCATCGAAGGTGCCATGTGCGGATAAACTCCAAACGTCGTCATTAATGAAGCCGACGTCGCTCGTGCCTGTGCCCTCCTTGACGTGCAGGCAGTTCTCGAAATTGGATTGGCGCACCTCGATCCCGGTCGCCCGCATCCCGGCGCGGGCAAACTCGATCGTGTAGCCACCTTCGAGGCAGCCGAGATCAACGATGGTGCGGCCCACCAAGTCGTGTCCGTAGAACAGGCGGAGTGATCGGAGTGCCGCCTGGGTCCACGGACTATCCGCAATGAGCCAGCCCGCTTCAGGCAACGTCTCCGAACCGTCCGCCAGCCGGATGTTGTGCGCGGTGAAGCTCATAGATCCTCCCGAATGCCCGCCGATGTATCTGCGTCGCGGGCTTCGGGGCCACCGTACCCGTCTCAGAGCATGACGGAAATGTTCATGCGGTCCGTTCGCTCGGCGGTGTCCAATCCCGTGGGTCGATCTTCCGAACCGGTGAGGCGCGGAGCGGAGCGGCGCGGCGCCCAGCGACCCGGTGGTTCCTCTCGATGTGCCGGCGGGGGCGAAGGTTTGGCAACGGCACACGCTCCTCTTCCACCCGCTCCACCCAGGGTGCGATCGACGCCTTTGGCGGCAGGACTTCGATGCTGGTGAGGAACTGAAGTGCCGGCACGAGGTAGACGAGCGCGGCGTGCCAGTAGGCGTAGCGCAGTTGCTCCTCGACCACTTCTGTCCCGGTACGGGTGTAGTTCAGCTTACAGAACAGGCCGGTGTCGCGGCTGTCGCCCTTCGAGGTCGCGATCTCGTCGTGGCTGGTGAACCACGGCTTGCCGTCCGGGCCCTCACCGCAGGGCGTGTGTACGGTCCGCCAGAGCGTGATCTTGCCGTTGTCCGACATCGCCGGCTCGACTTCGATGCCGCTCCCGACCCCGGGAGGCCTGCGGATCGCGGCCGTCACGAGCCAGGATGGCGTCGCATACATCGCGGCCGAGGTCATCACCCCGAGGTCGGCCTTGCCGCGCAGGTTGAACTGGATGGGATAAGGCGTGAGGTCGAGCGGGCAGGTGGCCGAGCCGGCGGCCGCCTTTTGCAACGTCTCGCTCAAGACCTGAAGGTGTGCCTCGATCGTGATGGCGTCCGGATGGGGATCGCCCATCGCCGGCGGCATGCCAGGCTCACGGCTCCAGTTGTCGACCGGTCCACCCATCGCGACCATGCGCCAGACCGGGTCAGACGCGCACCGAGGGCCGCGGATCGGGCTGTCCGCCCGGCGCTTCGGCAGTTCGTCGCGGATCGCCCAGCGCAGCGCCTCCTCGATCGTCATTTTTCGGCGCTTGCCTGCGCCTAGGGTGGTGCTCTGCTTCGTTGCCGGCACGGTGGGTCCCCAATGCTGTGCCGGTTCGAAGTAAAGCGGCAGCCTGGACTTGGTCCAATCCCGTCGCTGACACTGTCAAGATGCTGAGTTGCCCCTCGTAGAACTTTCACGATCGACGCGTGTCTTGGCCGCGGCGATGCGCTCACATCCCCGCTTCCTACGGCGATGAAAGGTCCGCTCAGACCAGCCGCAAGTGAGGCACCACTCGGCGATCGACGCCTCGATATCCCCGCCATCCGCTCGAATGCGCGACCACGTAATCACGGCCGTCAGCTCGTCGGTGCCCTTACCGAGAACGGTGCGGGCGAAGGCAAGGATGTCGAAGGTGGCGCTCGGGCGGTTCACATCCACCGGCGACAACGCGTTGCCGGGCTTGGCCAGGATGGCGAGGCCCTGCCGCAGCTCGCGCATCGGGGTGAGGAGCCAGCGCTCCACGTCTTTGATCGTCCAGGGCTCTGGCGGATCGGGACCTTCCGGGCGAAACGACATCGGGCCTGAGAACGCGGCCCAAACTGCCGCTTCCCGTTCCTACCATGTTCCGGATCACGAAAGCGTGGCCGCTGCGACATCGTGGGTGGCTCGCGTGCGTCGGGCTCCTGCCCCCCTCTGCCCTAGTAGCCGTGAGGGCCAGGCCGCACGGGACGCCAGTGTGTCGGCAGTTCATCCATGCTGAAATCCGTTCCGGAGTTGGGGCCGCCATAGGTACAAAATGACCACGCGCCCGGATCGTCGGCTGCGGCGTGTGGGTCCTGATACGCCCGCGCCAGCTCGGACATTCCGTTGCCGCGCTCGCCCCGCTCGAAATAGAATTCGACGTATTCCCCACTGCGGATAGGTGGCGAACGGCTCCCAAGAGTTTGCGATTGCTTCGAGTATATCCTCGGCCGCGTCGTTTGCTCCGATCAGGCCGCCGCTCGCGCCTTCGGAACAGTTGAGCTTGATCGCTGCAATGATCGCGGTTTTCAGGTCCCTTGTCCGTTCCCTTATGATGCTGGCGGAGTTCCCGTCCGCCTACGTAGCGCCCTCGTCCAGGTCGTTTCCGTTGTGCTCGGCGATCCGCTGATGCTCGTCACCGGTAGCGAAGATGACGATGTCGCCCGGACCGATGTCCCGGCGGGCCCGACGGTCCCACCGGCGGTGGATGAACCGAGGGCCGCCAAAGATCCGGAAGGCGTTCCAGTAGCGGTCGTCGCGGAAGCCGACGTAATGAACGCAGCGGGGCGGAGGTCCGGATTTAATCTGCGTTTCAAAAAACATTCCAGGGCATCAGCCTATCGCTGACCCAACTGCGTATCAATTGCCGCGAGAAGTTTATGAATATCATCACTTCTCGAAACGGCCTGCGCTATACTGAGCAATTCGTACGAGACTGGATCATGTGATTTTAGAGATCCACCGTTGCCTCCGATTTTGACGAAGGTCATCAGGTCGTCTAATGCCATGTAGGCTTCGTCGTCTTTTTTCCTTTTTCGATCAAGGTGTGCGCCACCTTTTTTGTGTGCCACGAATGATATTATTTGGTGTCGTTTGATTGATTTGCCTTTTACAATTGCGGAAGTTGAGTCTTTATACTCGTGCAGGGGAAATTCTTTCATGGGCGGCCCGGCCTTGGCTTGGCGAGCTATCTCGTCTGGCGTCATGGCGCGCGGCAGATGTCGGAATGCGGCTATCCGCATCCCTCCGTATTCGCCACCCCCGGCAAATATGAAATCATCTGGGTCGGCATTCACGACATCGAGTCGAATGGATTTTATGATAGGAGCACCCTTAAGCACGCCTACGTTTTTCCAAGCCTTTATGAGCAAGTCGTCGTTGATAAGTAGCCGCATCTGAACGCTCAGGCGTCGCAGGGCATCAAAATCAGGATCACCTCTGGTTACCTCATTAATAAATCGAAGATCCGAGGCTACCGTCGTCAGCAGCTCGACATCAATCGACGCTTCGGTGCCGAGCTTAGTCATGCGAACCCTACAAGGAAGATACTTCGTAAAAACGGGGTGAAGTTGATTGCCGCTTCGCAGAAGCCCCAAGCTGGGTCATTCCGCCAAGTGCCGTTTAACAAACGAGATGATCGTCCGGGTCGGCAAAAGCGGGATCAGGAAGCCGCGGATGCTCATACTAATTGCTGACGGGCTTACGCCCATCACCGCCTTCTACTGAACTCGCACAACCCTCGCGGCCTCGTCCAGGGCGTAGCGCGGCGGCCGCGCGTCATTTGGGATCACCCGCGCCATGCTGAACCCCTCTCGCGCAGCTACTTCCTGGATCGCGTAGGCGTGGTTCAACCCGCGGTTCTGCTGCACCACTGCGTCGATGGCCTGAAAAAAGTCGGCAGAGACGAGCCCGGAGGGCGTGTCTCCGGCGGCGAGATCCCGGCGGAAGGCGTTCCCCTTGGCCTGCTCGACGATGCCGACCAGCATGGCGCCGTTGACGATGTCGGACAGGCGGACGAAGGCCGGACCCTGATCGGTGGCGAGCTGGGCGACGATCTGCTCGGGGGCGAAGACGGCGTTGGCGGCGAGCATGGCGAACTCCCCCCGGGCCCATTCGACCGGCGTCGGCCGGTAGGGCTCGCCGGTCACGCTCATCTCACCCACCGACGGCTCGCCGAAGCTGGCTATCGTCGGGGTCGCCAGCGGCACATCAATGAGCGCGCGTTCCATGATCATGGCCGCGGCCACTCGCGTCGGCCGCTCGACCCGGATCTTCCGGTCGATCCGACCATCGCGCAGGATCGCAGCGTCGATCGCTTCTGGACGGTTGGTCGCCAGGATCACTAGCGCGCCCGAGTCCTCGATTCCGTCCATCTCGGTCAGGAAGGTCGCGACGTTCGACGCCTGGAACCAGGTTGCGCGGCCCTCACGGCTGGGCAGGATCGCGTCGGCCTCGTCGATAAACACCACGAGCGGATGGCCGTGCAGCGCCTTATAGGCCCGCGCATACGCGAAGATGTCCCGGATCATCCGCTCGGTCTCGCCGACCCAGCCGCTCTGAAGCTCGGGCGCCTTGATCGACATGAACGAGGCCGCCTTCGCCCCGTGCAGCTGGGCGAGCACGGAAGCGGCCGCCTTGCCGAACATGGTCTTGCCGCAGCCTGGCGGTCCGTAGAGGAGCACGCCCTTCGTCGGCTTCTTGCCGTAGTGTCGGTAGAGATCGGCGTGGCGGACCGGATGCTCGATCGCCTCGACCAGGTGGGCGCGGGCGGTATCGTTGCCGATCACGTCGTCCCATGCCACGCCCGGTGTGGCCGTCAGCAGGTACTTGGCGACGGGTCCGCGCAGGCGCTGCTCGTCCTCGTCCGCCTTTGAACGCGCCCTTCCCGGCATCTCGACCCTGCCGATGCCAGCGTACTGGTCCTTGCCGATGTGGACCGTGAACTCCCCGCTGAACGGATTTCCAACCATCTCGCGCACCGCCTTCTCCATGTCGACCATGATCTCTTCGCTGGTCTTGTTCGGCCATTTGCTGCGCGCGGGATCGACGGCGTTCGTGGCGGCCTCCCCCTCGAAGGTGAAGTCGACGATGTCCCGTTCGCGCTTCCCGGTGCTGCGGCCGATGTCCTCGAACGGGCTGCGGGAGCCCGGCGGTCTGCGATCGCGCGTCATCAGTGCACTTCCTCCTCGTGGCTCTTTGGCACCGGCACGCGCAGCCCGATCCGGCGGGCGAGCTCGTCGCTGATCAGCAGGCGGCCCCACATGGCCTGGCCGCGTCCCTGGGCTTCGGTCCGCGCGGAGAGATCAGACATCATCGATCATCTCTCCGTACCGCTCTGTTCTGAATTCCCGTTCGGCGAGATCGAGTTCGATGCGCGGCGCTCGGTTCGCCGACAGAGGGGGACGGGCCAACTTCCCGGCGCGTTCAAGCGCGCCGCTGCAGGTCGCGCAAAGCAGGTTCACAACCTCATTCCCGCCCAACAAGTCGAACTGGCTATGGACGTAAGATAATCCTTCGCGCTCTGGACAAACTTCGCACGTCAGCTTTCCTCGGGCTTCCAGCATCAGCGACTCTGCATAGCTGCGCTGCCCCCTCCATTCTGGCGTGGCGAGATATTCTGTGTAGGTCATCCGCGCGAGAACTTGCCGACGCTCTTCCTTCTCACGGTCGCGCAGGTTCCACTCCACTTTGCGCTGTTCGGACACAGCGTCTTCGCAAGCCGGGCAGATGAAACGGTAGCCTTCAGCCCATCGCTGTTCGTTGTTTGCGGCCCGCTTCAACACATCGCTCATCATCGAACGGCTAGTAATTGGTAGATTTTCACTGCATCGGTCACAGGAGATGCCGATAGAAACGCCTTTTGAATGCCGAAGCATTAACGATGAAGATGGCTTTCCTACTGTAAGCAGAGCTAACTGGTTCGCGCTCGCCTCGGGTGCGTACCAGTAGGCGTAGACGGCCGCTCTCAGCCGGTCGGAAGGATCGGTGACCTCGGCTAGCGCATCGACCTTGAGCGCTAGCCGCTGCCTCGCTTCAGCCAGCTCCGCGGCGACTCGCGCCTCCAGCAGGCGCAGATCGTCTGCTGCGTCCATAATCGCATCGAGTTCGGGGCTGGTCGGACGATCCACGGCGCTCTCCTGAACGAAGCTTCTGTCAGCGGTCAGACTATGCCGCCCGCACTACGAGGTCTGGGCGTCACGCCGCCTCGGTCGCCGGCGGGAACGGGGCCGGCATGTAGGCACCGAGCCCGCTCGCCAGCGACATCCACCGGGGCTTCACGTCGAGCTCGGCGAAGTAGGCCTCCCACGCGGCGCCCTCGTCCGAATCGGCGAGCACGAAGTGGGTGCAGCCGCTCGGCCACTGGCCGCGGCGGACCTGGTCCATGCCGGCGGCGTTGCGGGCGGCGAACAGGTCCGTCGCGGGCGCGCTGGGAGGTCCGGCTGCCGCTGCCGGTCCAGCTCCGCCGGACGAGGGAGCGCCGTTGCGCCAGAGCCCGCGCTCGAACCATCGGTGCAGCGCCCGGGCTTGGCTGCGATGCTGGGCACGGGTCCGCGCCTCGACGGCCGCGGCGTGAATCGCCCGCTCCTGGTCGGCGGGGTCGAGCGCCGCGAACAGCGCCACCGCCCGGGGGCGGTCCGCCGCGAGTCGCCCGCTCTCGGGGTAGGCCGCCCAGAGGCGCTCGAATCGCGCTGCGGTTTCAGGCGGCACCGCGGGCGGCGCTGCCCCCCGGCAGCCCTGCGACGGTCGGGGCCGGCGTTCGGCTCCTCGTTCGGGCCGATTCCCGATCCAGGCCTCCCGTTCGGAGATCCGTTCCTCCTCCAGCGAGCGCGTCCCCCCGCTGGCGGGGGGATAAAGGGGGGAGAATCCCTTGGTAGAATCTAGTTCTAAGTAGGCGGTCGGGTTTACCGACTCCGGTTCACCCGACTCCGGTTCACCCGTCGACGGCTCACCCGGAGTCGGTAAACCCGACTCCGGTGGAAGTCCTACCGCGGTCGGAAAACCCGACTGCGGTAGAGATGCAACAGTGGGTGTTTCGCCCTCCGACGGCGATGCCTTATCTGGCTCGTCCAGGACGATGTACTCGACGCCGCCGAATGACCCGCGCCCGGTCCGCGCCTCCTCGCGCTGGACCCATCCGCTGGCGATCAACTCCCGCATGATCCGCTGCATCTGCTCGCGGCCCATGGGCTTGCGCGCGTCGCCGCTGCCGGTGCCGAACCGGCGGCGCAGGTGCTCCTGGGAGATATTCCAGTCGTCGGGACGCGAGCGCAGGTAGCAGAGCAACCCGAGGGCATCGAGCGCCAGGTCCTCGTCGCGGAACACGTCGTTCCGGATCGTCGTGAAATCTCGATTGTGGCGTCGGCGTATGATCGTCATGGCGGGCGCCTTCTTCAGGCAAGGCTGGAGCGCTTGGCCGCGAAGCCGGTCAGGGCTCGGGCACAATGAGATCCGGCGTCAGAATCGCTGGGTCAGCGCGACGTCGGGTCGGCGGAATAGTCGGGATCTCGCGGCGCAGACCGAGCCGTCAGCCTCCGCCGAAAAGGACGGCGTCTGGAGACGGCAGCTCAGGACCTGCGGAGGGCCGGATCTCGTCCGGACCGGGCGGCATCAGTCGGGCACGAGGCGGGGACCTGACGCAGGGCGCGCGAGGATCAATGGGGCCTCGCGCGGGGGGGCCGCGGGGCAGGGGCCAGAGCTGCTGGATCATGGCGTCAGCGCTCCGGGATCAGGCGGCGATCGTGGAGCCAGCGACAGGCGCATCGGGCTGCTGTGCGGCCGTCGGGGCGGGCGCTGCGCCGGTCGCGCCAATCCCAGTCGCGGGATCGGGCAGCAGCGCAGCGGCGGTAGCGCTGGAGCTGGAGGTGTCCGCCGCTGCCCCCGTGGCCGTGCCGTCCGCGCTCGCCGGCGCGAGCTTGGCGAGGATCGCGTCCGTGCTGGCGATCGACGCGTCGAGCTCGGTCGTGTCGATCGCCGCCGGCGCGGCCGTGGCCAGGGTCTTCAGCATGTCGCTGTGCGCCTTCTGGGTCTCGAAGACGCCGACCAGGACCTCGGCGATGACGGCGTTCTGCGCCTCGATCCGGGCGACCGATGCTTCGATGCTCATGAGCTTGCCTGTGAGGTCGCCGAGGAAGGCCCGGATGGACGGGCGACCGCGTCCGAACGGGGAGAGGGAGAGGAGGCCCACCGCTTAAGCCTGCGGGGACGGGATGGCCGGGGCGGCAACCGCGAGGGCGGGATCGATGCCGGTGGCGGGCTCGGGAATCGCAGGTGCGGGCACGGCGGCCGCGCTCGCGCCGATACGCGGCGTCCCGCCCGGACCCTGGTCCGGGCCAAGGAGATCGAGTCGCCGCAGCGTGTCGGCTTGGCGGGCACCGGCCAGCGCCAGGCAGTCGATGATGCCGAGGTTGTTGAGCCGAATGGCAGCGGAGGTCGCCGAGGTGTTGAGCTCCAGCGCGTCGTTCTTGATGCGCAGGTCCTGGATGATGTCGGCCAGCAGCTCCTCGAGCTTTCGACCCGTCGGGTTGCCGGCCGACATCAGCACCTTGGTGGTGGGCGTGCTCATCGATGACCTCGGGAGGGTTGCCGCGCGCAGGCGGAGGGGCGGCCGGGAGAGGCCGTGAATCGAGTCGCAGCTGGAGTCTGGCGGGAGTCGGGGCCGCTCTGCGGCCTGCTCCCGGGCGCCACGTTAGGCGTCCGGTCCGGGTGACGCCGGCAGCGTCGGGGGTTCAGTCGTGTTACCGAGCTGATCACGAAGCGGGCATTCGAAGTCACACCACTCCGACCCCGCGTTTATGCAGGTGCCGTTGCCGGTCTGGCCGCAGTCGTCGGCCGGGTCATAGTCGTCCGGCTCGTCGTTCCAGTCGTCGGGTTCGGGATAGTCGAGGTCGTGCTCGTCCATCTCGGCTTGGAGGCGCTGGGTCTGACGCCCCTTGCACGCCCCGCACACGCGGTAGGTTAGCCCGCTCAGCCCTTCGTCGTAGCAGCGTGTCCAGACGAGGTCGGTCACGTTGGCTTTGCACCAGTCACAGGTGCCGCTGTGCGCTTCCTCGGTCGCCTCGTAGGCACGATCCGCCTCCAGGCACTCCTGGCACATGAGGATCGTCTCGCAGCCGAAGCTGTCCGTCTCGCCCTGGATGTTGGCGATGGCCGAGCGCTCGGGGTGCTCGTCGCACCTCGCGCCATCGGGTAGCGGGTGGCGGCGTCCGGGTAAGCCGCTCATTCGGCCGCCTCGCTCATCGCGGGCGGAGCGGCGTACAGATTCGTGAAGTCCGGCCGGGCGAGCCGCTGAAAGGCCTCGCCGTAGGGGGGGTACGAGCAGGCACGCACCAGGTCATAGAAGCCCTCCGGCTTCTCGCTGTTGGCGCCCACCGGCCAATCGTGATCGGTCCGGGTCGAGCGGGCGGCTGACCGCGTCTTCAGCTCGCCCCGCACGGCGAAGATCACCTGCTCGGTCGTGTTCCGGAAGTAGCGGCCGAGGCCGAGATCCCTCTTCGTCCAGGTGTGGAGCGTCTTGTGCTGGAAGCCCCAGGCCGGGAGCAGGTTGAGGGCGAGCCCGATCGTGTTGTTGGTCGCCCAGAGGTAGAGGTGGCAATTGTCCTCGGCCCAGGATTCGACGGGCATCGCCGCGATGTCGGCGATCGACATGGTCGCGTAATCGTGCCCGCTGGATTCGGAGATGTTGTCCTCCTGCCAGGGCGGATCGAACACGAGGGTGCGAAAACGGCCTTCGACCGGAGCGAGGTCCAGAATCCGGATCTCGTCGCGCATGCGCAGGAGCTTGGTGTGCGGGCCGTCGACGCGGCCCTTGGCGTCCATCTCGGCGAGCAGCGGCCGAACCGGTCCGGATCGGCCGCGGCCGCCTCGCACACGTCCATGATCTTCCGGAGCTGCCGGCCGGAGATGTCAAACCGGCGCCCGATTGCGTCCAGCGTCAGGGAAGGGCGTGAAACTTTCACGACCTTGAGGCCGCCCTTGCCGCCCGCCGCCATGCGATCGCGCGCCGCCTCCTGCTCCTTGTCCAGGAGGGAGCGGGCCATCGTGTCGATCTCGCTGGGGACGAAACGCAAAGCGCCCGGCATCAGGCTTCCCTGGAGGGGTGACGGAGTACGAGTGGAGGCGCGCGAGTGAGCGCGCCGGGACGTCATGCCGACGTGAAACCAGGCATGAGCGACTGGGCCGCCATCAGACGAACCCCCGCCGCAGCGGTACGCGCAGGGCCTTCTCGGCCGCCCGACCCTCGCGTCGCGCCTGCCACCGCAGAGCGATGAGCAGCCCGAGCTGGACCGGCGCCGTGAGCAGCGCGGCGAAGCTCGGATGCACCATGATCGCGGTTACGACGACGACCGCGATCAGGAGCCAGAGGGAGAGAGAGCGGGCGGCCATGTCAGCGCTCTCCCGCCGCGCTGAAGCCGCGGATGCAGTGCGAATCCCCGTTCGCCCCGCTCACGACGATCACGGTGCCACCGCCGCGGATGCAGGCCTCGCGCAGGGCCGTCTCCTGCAACGAGCAGGAGTTCGCGGCCCAGGCGATGATGCCGACGATCGCGACGGCCGCGGCCCCGACGGAGAGGGTGTGGAGGACGTCCATCACAGCCTCAGTTCTGAGGCTGGGCGATCGCCTGGATCTGCGGCTTGGCGGCCGTGAAGGCGCGCAGCAGCTGATCGTAGGCGCGCTCGTTGGCGTTCACCCAGGGCAGCGCGGTGACGAACAAGGCGTCGACCGCGATGGTGTCGAGGGTCTTGGTGCCGAACACGAGGCCGCCTGGCTGGATTCGCGGGTACGTGCCGGCCGGGATCTCGCCGTAGCCGTAGACCGGCTGGCCGCGGGCATCCTTGGCCGAGCCCACCATCTCGCGGTCGTCGGAGCGGACGAGCACCACGCGGTCCCCTTGAGCCTGGGCGTCGTTCTTGATGAACGACGCGTTGAGCGCGCCGACCCACAGGGCGCACTGCACCTGGCTGCCGTCGGCGACGGCCGAGAGCGCCCGCACGCCCGAGCGGGTGTCGACGTTCACCGGCCCGAAGCGCTTCTTGTCGGCAAGCGCGAACGCGTCCCACGTGGTGCGGCCGCCCGAGCCGTCGGGGCCCACCGCCACCGTGGTGGCCTTGCCGAGGTCCGTGATCCGCGAGACCCCAGCGGCCCGGTTGCACAGCAGGTGGACCTGCTCCTGGTAGAGCACGCCGGCCCGCTCGATCGTGGAGAGCGCGGCCGCGTTCTTCGAACTGTAGACCAGCAGCGCGTCGGACTGGACGAAGGCGCCGTCACACTGCCCGGCGGTGATCTTGTCCAGGTTGTCGAGCGAGCCCTGGGTCGGGACCACCTCGAGCTTCAAGCTTCCGGCCTTGCTCTTCAGGATGTGGCCGGCCCGGAAGTAGTTGCCGGATTCGGAGCCGGTGCAGAGGCGGAAAGCCGGCGGCTCGGCCGCGAGGGCGGCAGAGGAACCGGCGAGGACGAAGGCGAGGGCAGCGAGCGAAGCGCGCATGGACGTGACTCAGGCTCCGGGTGGTGGGTGGAGGTCGGTGTGCTGGCCGCGCGACCAGAGGCGCGGGTCCCATTCCCGGGCTCGCGTCTGCAGGCGGCGGGAGCAGGCCAGGATCGGCGTCGCGATCCAGCCGATCGCCAGGAACGGCACGGCCAAAGCCTGAAGGCACGCGGCGAGCCCGCGTAGGACGAAGGCGGCTGCGATCATCGCCCGCCCCAGACTTCAGCGAGCTGCTGCCGGATCGTGGCTGCCTGACGCTCCAAGCGCGCCTGCCGGCAGACGCGCGCCGCCTCCTGCAGGGAGGCCGGCGACGCGTCCGGATTCACGAACACGAACAGCTCGGGCCCGTAGACCTCGATCAGCCGGTGGTACGTGTTGCCCGACGGCGATGACGTACCGGACAGCCACTTCTCGACCGTCTTGGCCGAGATCTGTGTGTCTGCCTCGATGCAGGCGGCGGTCTTCTGCGGGTGGATCGTCCGCAGGAACTCGGCGATGCGCGCGCCGAAAATCTGGGGTTCGAGTACCCCAAGGTTTCGGAAGACTCCCTCAGATCTTCGCACGGGATTCCTCGATGCTGTGGGCATCGAGGAGCGGCCAATCGGGCCGGTCGGAAAAAGCGAGGCGGTCATTGATCGTCCCTCGCGAGGAGGTCGACGGAACGATGATCGAGGTCACGCGCCAGCGCTTGGAGGCTGATGGGCGCGTGAGACACGGCAGGGGCGGTCCGCGTGATGCGGGCCGCCTCGACGTTTGGGAGCTGGGCTGCGGATGCCCAGTGCAGCAGGAAGAAGCCGGTCCCCGCCACCAGCAGCCATGCGGCTATGCGGGCGCACGGCTGGCCGACAGCGCGATCCGCACGGTTGATATGGCCAAGCTGCGCGAACAGCGCGGCCCAGACGGCAGCCTCGACGCACAGGATCGGCGAGAGCCAACCGGGCATCAGGCGCCTCCCGCGGTTGGCACCGCTGGGAGGAGACGAGCCCCCGGAGCTTGGTTTTGGAGACCGGCCCGCGCCCACACGCTCAGCAATTGGGTGCTGTCTCTCCAGCTGTCACCGCTCATAGGTTGCTTCGGCTGCGGTTCCCGGCAGTGGGCCGTACTCCCACTCTCAGACGCCCCATCGGGCGAATTACTGCCCGGCACGAAGCCGGGACCGGAGGCCGAGGTCAGGCCGTCGCCATCACCCGTCGCTTCCGGCACGACCTTCTCAACGGACTGGCTCGGAAGGGCCGTCGCCCAGTCCCCACCGTCGCCCTGGTCGCCTCGGGCCGCTCTTGCCGCGCCATCGCGCGTATCTGGTTCTTCGTCCTCCAAAGGCGGCCGGAGCCCGAAGGCCCCGGCCAAGTCCAGGGAGGAAACGCCCACCATGGGGCATCTCCGGTCGGCGGACGCCATACCGACGGCCGGAGCTGGGGCGACGCGCTTGCCGGAGGCTCGCGATGCGTCGAAGCTGTGAGGATGGAGAGTCGGGTTGGGGCCCGACTCTCCTCGCGACCACCCATGCAGTTGGAGGCGACCATGAGCGACCGCGATCTGCGGGCGAGGATCGACGACTTGGAGGCCGAGATGATCGCACAGCGGTTCGCCGTGCACGCGATCATCGACAGCCTCAGGGCCATGCCGGACGATCAGCAGTTCAAGGACATCCACTACCACGCGATGGGCAATCTGGCCGTCTCGCTGGCAGACAAGCCGATCTGGCCGGCGGCCAAGAAGGCCTTGGAGCTGATCTTCAGAGAAGCGATCCCCGACGAAAACCATTAGGCCGCCCCCGCCTTTGCTTCGGCCAAGAGCTGGCAGAGGCGGTTATTCAGCGCCTGTGCCTCGTCGAGTGTGAGGGAGAGGCGGCGCCACGAGTTCTCCACGGGAGCGTGGCCCGTGCGGAAGGCCGTCAGCTCGTGCTCCATCACCGTGATGCGACGGGCATAGGGGTCGTAGGTCGCCTCGATCCACGACTCGCAATCGGTCACGCTGGTGGTGCGGAAGCGTCGGCGAAAGCCGGTGGCCGTGGCCTCGTGGTCAAGGCATTCGACGCGCTCGTCGCGGATGAGGTCGGAGCCGGACATCAGGCAGCAGCCCCCTCGGTGGGGGCGGCGTCGCGAACCCAGTCACGAAGGCCAACCGAGCCCTGGGTGACTTCTTCGATGCGGATGGCGACTTCGATCGAGGGGCCACGCTCTCCGTACTTCAGCTTCCGAATGCCATGCGCAGTGATCCTGCCGACGCGCTTCGCCATGGCGAAGTCGTCGAGGTTCTCGGAGCGCATGTAGTCGATGAGCCTCATACCCCACAGAATTGCCCTCAAAGGGAAAGAACGTCAACCCCTACAAGGGGAAGGACGCGCGGCGCTTAGATGCTCCATCAATCCCCTTATGGGGAACAGCTTACGAGCGCTGCGAACAAAGCGAGGCTGGACGCACGATCAGGCGGCGTCCGAGATGGGTGTTTCGCGCGGCCAGTTCATTAAGCTTGAGCGCGGGGAGCGGGGGCTGACCGAGCGAACAATTGCGCTCGCGGCCAAGGCGTTTGGCGTGCCTAGGGCCGAAGTCATCGAAGACGGCATAGCAGGGGACGTTCGGACGGTAACGCCTGCGGCGCCGCCGACATCCAACGTGCGTATATCGGACAGCGATGTTGGCTTGAGTCTCGCCAAACTAAAGGGGCCACGCGACGTACCGGTCCTCGGTACCGGTGTCTGCGGGGATGATGGCGACTTCCGCTTCAACGGCGAGACGATCGATTACGCGCCGCGGCCGCCCGGCATCGAGGGCAAGAAGGATGTGTTCGTCGTTTACGTCGTCGGCGACAGCATGGCCGAGCGCTACGAGGACGGCGATCCGCTCTACGTCGACCCTCACCGCCGCCCGAAGCCGCGGGACATCGTCATCGTCGAGCTGAAGGCGCCGAGCGATGGCGAGCCAGGCAGCGCATTCGTGAAGCGTCTCGTGCGCCGGGCCGGCGGCAAGATCGTCGTTGAGCAGTTCAACCCGCCCAAGGAGCTCGTCTTCGATGAGGATGAGGTGGCGCGGCTGCACCGTGTCATACCATGGATCGAGCTGATCGGGATGTGATGGTCATGCCCCAGTCCTTGGTCGTCGCCGCCTCTGCTGCTGTTCTCATCTGTGCCGTTTGTGGGACCGCGGACGCTAAGGACGGGCACGGCCTGAACCTCGACAAGCCGGGCCTGATAGATGCCGTCGCCAGTGCTCTCTACCCATACCAGGCACAGGAGAGCTTCACGCGAGTCGACGACGAAACTGTCCTCGTTGAGATAATGAGCGGCTTCATTTTGCAACTGCAGAAACTGCCGAGCCGCGATTGTGCGTTCCAGTCTCGTAAGTTGAATGAGAGCAATCCAGTCATCCAGCAATACAATTTCGACCAGCTGACCGGGGCGTATCGCACCACGAGCGCTGGTGGAACCACCAACATCTTGTTCGAGGGCGAAGGTGCCTGGTGCGACAAGGGCAAGAATGGCCCGCAGTGCTGGAACTCGATCCACGTCCCCGTCTACGGCCTGAATGATAGCCGCAAGGTCATGCGGGCCATGGCCTTCATCCAACAGAACTTCTGTCCTCAGGCGAAACCGGGGAGGCCGTTCTAATGACCGAGCTCCAGCCCTTCCGCCCCGACAAGGCCGCCGACCTCCAGCTCGGCGAACTCCACACAGATTTCATCCTGCCGATCTGCCTGCCGGATCCCGAGCTGCAGGTCGGGGATGCCCTGGCCGTCCTGGTGGTGACCACCGTGGAAGGGCACCGGGTGGGGTTGCCGATCGGGGTGAATGCGCTGGAGCACCTGCGGGTGGTCGTGGAGGCGGGACTTCTGTTGCGGCAGGCGCCGGAAGAGGGTGTGGCCCAGTGAAACCCAAGCGTTCACGCCATGGCCACGCCCATGCTTGAGAGGCTTCGGAACTCTTACAAGCGCACCAAGGATGCAAACAGCCATTACTCGGTTCTCAACAACGCGTATCAGGTGTTAGTATGGGGTTTAAGCCTTGCTGGCGTTTCAGGATCCCTTGCAGGTTTTGTGTTTTCTCACATCAGTAATTTCTGGAGCGAGTACGGCTTGGCGGGCTCAATCGCCGTCGGGCTTGTCTTTTTCTTCGCAGCAGGACTGATTGGGTCGTTTCTAGCCCTTGTCGCAGCCATCGGCGAGGCTCGGAGCTCAAGCCACCAAGACACGCAACGTAGATCCGAAGTCACGCAGGTGCCTCTGGTAAGCTCGCCGGCGCGCGCTCCGAGATTTACAGACACCATGATGATAGCTGCTGGAATTGGCGCCGATGCTCCCGAGTTCAGAGCATCTTTCGGCAGGAATGGTAGAAATTCTACTATTTATCTACGATATAGTTACTTCATAAGCGGATTTGGAGGGGCGGAATGGTCAGCTCCTGCAACTCTGACACTCTCGACCATTGATAGGTACATAAAAGGCGAGATCATAAGCGTGCCAATCGCTGCCTCAGTTGAAACTCCGGAGGGCCTTAGGTGGTTTTTTGGTACTGACCCTGAGCTCCAGAACGGCTTCCCGCGACGCATGATTGGCCCGAATATGTACTATCGAGGCTGCGTTATGATCGTCTCGGCCGACGACCAAACTGAGCAGTGTTTTTTCATTGGCGAAAGTACTTCGATGGACGTGAAACCGAAGATAATTGGCGAACATATGTGGGAATTTGCTCGCGATCACAGTAGAGATGATACCGAGAACGGTAGCGTCGAAGCATTGTTTGTTGATCGCTAACGCTTACCTCAGAACGGCAGCTGATCCGCCAGCCCCGGCGGCACCTCTCCGAAGATCGCCGACGCCATGGCGCGTCCATTGCCTCTATTGTGGCCTCCCGCGGCAAATCCGTTAGCCGGCTCACGTGATCAAGCCGAAGCTCAGAGCCTTCCTCGTGGCCGTCACCCAGCGGCGCGAAGCCGCGCGTGTCTATGCTGTGTTGGCGGCGACGCCGGACGAGGCGCTGGGGGCAGTTGCGCTGGTGGCGGTACCGCGGGCGACGCTGGAGATCGTCGGCGGCCTGTCACGTGACACCGCGCGGCGCCTCCACCTGAAGCCAGGCGAACTGCGCATCGTGTAATAGCCTCAGAACGGCAACTGATCCGCCAGGCCCGGCGGCACCTTCCCGAAGATGGCCAGCGTGATCGGCTCTCCACCGTCGTCGTAATCCGGGTCCACGACCGTGCGGGTGAAGGCGGCCGCGCCGATGGCTCGGCCGAGGCGGACCTTCTCTTCGGCAATCCTGCAGGCCTCCGCGGCCCCTTTGCAGTACAGGAAGCTGCCTTGCGCCAGCCGGCCTTTCACCAAGACGAACAGCTGGACACTATGGGCTACGATCGGCTGTAGGGACATCGAACCGCCTCCTGTCGCTGAATTAGATTTGGCCTCGTTCAACTAGACGCAGCGTAACGTTGCGACCCCCGCCGCCTTGTGCCTCACAGACATGGCATCGAAATCGACTGCCGAGCGCCTGTACGGTGCGAAATCCCTGCCGCTCCGCGGCTCTTACTTTGAAACTTGGCCAGTATGACTTACGGCCGCAATCCTCACAGTGGATGTAGATCCCAATCACGTCCGCAAGCTCGGACGTGAAGTCTCGCGGCAGGGCTCCCATCCGGGCCTCATATTTGTTCCTGTTGTGTTCTCATGCTGCGACCAGAACGCGACGCGAGTCGAGCCGGTTTCCTCGGCATCTGTGGACAAATGTGGATAAGCGCTACGCTACTTGGGGAAGTGCATTACCCTAATAGGGGTTGACATAAGTGCCCCTCAGAGGGGAATATCAGCTCTACGCTTCTCGCGATGGAGCTGCCCCGGTGCTCACAGCCTATCTCGTCCACCTCCAGCACGCTCCGGCGGCCATCCAGGTCGCCAGCTGCCTGCTCGGCTCCCTCAGCATATTCGCCGCGTGCTTCGCCCCGTGCATGATCGCCGATCACGTCTCCGCCTACCGCGCGAGCCGCTGACATGGCCGCCCTGCTTCCCCGCGGCACTCGTATCGGCCACCCTCGTGCTGACGGCTCCCTAATCCCCGGCACCATCCTCGGTCCCGCCTTCGGCAAGGGCTTCTATCGCGCCGAGCTGAGGGGCGAGGGCGGTCCTCGGATCGTCTGCCTCCACGTCGACGAGGTCGTGGTCGAGCCGGTCTTCGCGAACCTGCGCACTGCGGCGGTGGCCCTGCGCGATCTCGACCGGCGTGCCGCCCCGGCGGTTCAGCCGCGCCGCATGGGCGTGAGGGCGTTCTGATGCGCGCCCTCCGGATGAACTTCCCCAGTCGGATCCGCGAGGCTGCGCTCGATCGGGCCGAAGGCCGCTGCGAGCACGTCGACCCCGAGGGCAACCGCTGCCCCTGCGCACTCCATCCGGGGCATTACGAGTTCGCCCACATCGTCGCCGACCGCATGGGCGGACGCCCGACGCTGGACAACTGCGCCGTCTGGTGCACGCCCTGCCACCGTGCGGCATACGCCGCCGACGCGGCCAAGATCGCAAAGCAGCGCCGCGTCGAGAAGCGCGAGCGCGGCTCCAAGGCGCCGTCCCGCCCGATGCCGGGCTCGACCTTCTTCCGGACCTCACGCGGCATGGATGGGCAGGTGCGTGATCGCGCCACCGGCGCCGTCCTGCCCCGCCGCGGCTCGATCGACGTGAGGGACCTGTGATGGCCGCCGCCCCGATGTTCGGCGGGCTGCCGCTCGCCCACGCGCCGATCGTCTCAATCCCCGCGCTGACGCACTACAGCTCGAGTCCGGTGCGCCGCATCTATTCCGTGGCCCAGCAGCCTCGGCCGCACTTCAAGCCGCACGGGCTGTGGGTGTCGGTTGATGCCGGCAGCTTTAGCTGGCCCGACTACGTCGAGTCCGGATGGTTCGATCACACCTATCGGCTGCGGGTCGTCCATGACGTGCGCCTCGAGGCCAAGGCGCGGATCCTGTTGATCGCGACCGTCGCGGATTTCGACGCGTTCGCCGGTCAGTACGGGCGCACCGAGCCCGTCGTCCCGTCCGACTATCACATGTACATCGACTGGCGGGCGGTGGCTGAAGCCTATCAAGGCATCGTCATCGCGCCCTACCGATACGATCGCCGGTTCGATGGCGGCCTCTGGTACTACCCCTGGGATTGCGCCTCCGGCTGCATTTGGGATGCGGACGCGATCGCCGCGATCACGGTGCGCTCGTTTGCGCAGAGGGTCGCCTGATGGTCGCCCGCGCCCGCCGTCAGCCGGCGCCCGACCCGGCGCCCGTCGTTGCCCCGGTCAGCCCCGAGTTCGGCGCCTATCGCCTGGACGATCTCGGCTTCTGCCGCTGCCGGTTCCCGACCGCTCTGGTTAAGGGCAAGCACCGCTTCTGCGGCAAGCCGACGACGATCGACGCCTCCAACCGTCACGGCTCCTGGTGCGACGAGCATCGGGCGGTCGTGTTCATGCCGAAGCCGGTGATCGCCGCTCGCAAGGCGGGGAGGGCATGATGGCCAGCCTCCGCCCCACTCTTACACCCAGTCCCAGCCCCGCGCTCCGTCAGGCCCGTGTGGCCGCCTTCAACGCCGCCTATCCGGTCGGCGCGCCGATCCTGGTGTGGATCGGCAAATTCCGGGACGGCCAGCCGGTCGCGACGGAGGTCGAGGCGCCAGCCCGCTGCGCCGGCAAGACCGGCCCGATGGTGTGCGTGCGCGATCACGGCTGGATCGCCTTGACCCACGTCTTCCACCGCACTGTCCCAACTGAGCAGCGCGAGCTGTTCCTCGACGCCCGCCGGATCGAGGTGGAGAGCGCCGAGCTGCGGGTCGCGCCCGCCGTCGCCGAAGGCCTGCGGCTGGCCGCGGCCGCGCGTCGGACCAGCGCTGGCGAGCTCGCCTGCCGGATCGTCGAGCTCGTGGTCCGCGAAGGGCTCGTCGACGCCGTCCTGCAGGACGGTGCTGAGATTGCGGCGCGCCGCCGCTACGGGGAGGCTGCCTGACATGCCCCACGCCAAGGAGCATCCGCTCGCCGGCCGCCGCGTCGTCCCCGACGCCCAGACCGGCGCTGCCCTCTACGTCATCGATTGGCTCGATCGCCTCCCCAGCGCTGGCTACCTGCTGAGAGCCGGCAATCCGGTAGGAGACGCCTTCCGCCGCCGCATCGCGGGCCTCGATCTGCACGTGTCGGGCGCCGTGCTCGCCCATGCCGCCCCCGGCGTCGCCCTCATCCACCACGCCGAGCTGCCGTCCTATGATCCTGTGCCAGTCGGGGTGATCTCGTGAGCGACCGCGCCTTCCTGGGCGTCCTCGCCCATCTCGATCCCCGGGCCCCCGGCCAGACCATGCTGGTCACGGTCGCCCTGCCGCGTGGCGAGTGCGACGCCGTCGTGAAGGCGCTCGGCGCGCCGGACCCGGATCTTGGCGCCCACGTGGCGCTGCTGCCGTGCCTGCGCCCGGATCACCCCCGGAGCGATGACGAGGCGGTGCTGCTCGCTGCCCTCAGGACCGCCAACCGCCTGCTCACCGCTGGCCGGGTCCGCCTAACGCCGGAGCTGCTGCACGAGCTCGGTGCGATCGGGCGCCCCCGCACACGCCGCGATTTCACCCAACCCCCACCCGCACGTCCGGAGGCGCTGCGCTGATGGCCTACGACCTCGTCAAACAGACTCACCCGGGCGCGCCCGCTGTGGTCGGCGCCCGTGTGGTCGAGCGCCTATCCGGGCGCCTCGGTACGATCGCCCCGCCGCGGGCCGGGCTCACCGGCGTCGGCGTCCAGTTCGACGGCCGCTTCGGGGTCGTCGACTGCCCGCCCGAGCGGATCCGGTACGCAGCCCCGCCGCCGGCGGCCTCCCAGACTTGGAGCGCCCGATGAGGGCCGCCCCCTCCCGATCCTCGCAGCTGCTCGACCAGCTCGCCATCACCCTCGGCGTGCCGGTCAAGACCTTCGCCGCACAGACCACGTTCGCGCCCAGCAATGCCAGCGTCGAACAGGTCGCTGCGCTGTTGGTCGACTTCGACGGCTGGCGCTTGGCCGTCGCCTTCGAAGCGCTGCCCCCGCAGTTTCGACGTTCGCTCGCCGACATCGCCGATGCGCTCATCGCTTCCACCGCATCGAAGGATGCCGCGTGATGTCCATGCGCGATTGCCTTCGGCATCCGGTCTCCGGCGAAACCTACGCGAGCCTGCGCCTGCGAGCCCGGGCCATGCGCGCCGACGGCTGCACCGTCGCGAGCATCATGGCCGCCCTCGGCGTCAGCAAGCCGACGGCGTGGAAATGGCTCCGCGACCTACCGTGCCACGCCAAGGTGACGCGAGCGAACCGAAGGGCCGCGGACGAACTCCGCCGCATCTACCCGAAGGGTACGCATGCGTATGTCGCGAAGATGGTGCGCGCGGGGATCCCCCCGGCGACGCGGATCCAGCTCGCACGAGAGGCCGCCCGGTGACCGGCCGCGCCGCGCCCCTCGGCATCGCCATGGCGGTCCTCGTCCTGTTCCTGGTCCTCGGGATCGTCCTCATCCCGTGGCTGGACGAGCTGCTGCGGGAGGCGATCGCGCGGAAGGACGCGGCCGAAGCAGCCGCCAACGACAACGCAAGGGCTGCGGCCCGAAAGCCGGAAAGGCAGATCGGATGAGCGCATCCCCGCACAACCTCAGCCGCGAACAGGTAATCGCCCTTCTCGAAGAGTGTGACACGCTACGCGAGCACGTGCGCCAGCTCGAGGAGGCGCTCGCGCCGACGATCGTGCTCCCGAAGGCCTGGCGCCTGACGACTACCGAGGAGCGGTTCATCCGCGCCATCCGGGCTGTGGGCCCGAACGTCCTGCACCGCGAGCGCGGTCTGCTCGCGCTCTACGGCATGTGGGACGAGGTACCTGACCAGAAGATCGTCGACGTCTGGGTCCACAAGGTCCGGACGAAGCTGCGCCACGCCCAGGCACAGATCACGATCGAGACCGTGTGGGGCCGTGGCTGGCGGATGACGGCCGAGAGCTGTGCCCGGTTCGACGCGATCGTTGCGGTTGACCGGGCACGGTGGGCTTCCGGCGAGAGGGCGGCATGATGGCACGCCTCGGCCAGCATCAGCTGGAATCCCTCATGTCGGTAGCCTCGCCGACCATGCTCATGGTGACGCCAGGCAAGGTCGAGCGCGGGCTCGTGGCGGCCGGCCTGCTGGTCGAGCGCCGAGTGTTCGGCCCGCCGCTGCCCGGCAAGCCCCTGTGCGGTGCCGTCGGCATCTCGGCCGCGGGCCTCCGCCGGCTTGCCGACGAAATGGATGCCGGACGGGTCGCGAACGCCTTGGAGCACTGGGCGCGCGTGGCGGCCGAGCGGCGGCAGGCTCGCGAGCGCCGCGAGGCGTCGTGCGATCCGGCGACCGGGCGGGCGTTCGGGGAGCGGGTGAGCGCGGGGGAGTGGGTATGAGCGGGCCTCTCAATGTCACAACAAGCCATTCCACCTGCTCAGTATCAACTGCGACTTTGCTCGAAAAATCGGTCCCGCTCATTCTGCATGATGATTGCCTCTTTACTCAAAATCTCGATGGACTTGGCGTAAATGCGATCCATGGCAGCAAAGATTTCATTGTCAAAGTAAAAAGATCCGTTTGTTTGCTGGATAGATCGAGCGTCATCATCGATAAGTGCCTTAAGTTCGTCAGATGCGGAACGGTGCGCAGACAAAATGTCGGCTGCGCAGACCCAGATATCTTGGCCAGCCTGCTGGAAAGATGGTCCGCCGAGCCCCCGAGCAATCTCATCGGTCATCTTACCAAGGCAGTCATCGAATGCATCGATGCGCAAAATGTATTGCCGCAGACTATCTTTAAATACAGTAAGATTTCGAGGGGACATTTCCCCAAAGTGCTTTTGCTCCGAAATCTCGCCAGCCCTGGCAAAAGTGAACTGCGAAACTTTAAACATGTCGGAGTTCAGGCTTTCGAGAGCGGTGGCGGATCTAAACGCCTTGATTGCACTTTCGGTTCTCTGATCCAAAATTGGAAGTATTGCTATAGAACTTTGTCTAATACCGACGGAAATTTGCTCATCTGCTTTGTCAATTTGTCTGCGGATACCTATCCAGGCAATTCCAGCTGCGATCAAGGCTGCTACGGCACCAATCAAGGTCTGGTAGCGATTCAGCCAAAACTCGGTGCAGGCGAGGGCACCGGTCCCGATAGGCCTCATGCCTGGATCATTGGCTCGATCAAGAGCTGCGCCACACAAGTGCGCTCCGCTCAGCAGCACGACTGCCAAAAGGACAACCGCCACCGCGCCCAGGCGCAGCTGTGTGTGCGTCGTCATCCTGCCCCCGTCGTTCTCTTCACACCCACCACAGTAGCAGTTGAGTAGCCCCATGGCCGACAGCACGATCACGCGCGAGATGATTGAAGCGGCCGCTGCGGCGATCGCCAATGCCCGGGGCGGCCGACGCGGTGCTCCCGAGATCGTCAACGTTCTCGACATCCTGCCGGAGAAGTTGCTGGCGGAGGTAATGGAGGACGCCGAGGCCGCGCTGAAGGCCGCCCTCGCGACGGGAGCCGCCCGCCATGGCTGAGACCTTCACCGCCGCCGACCTCGCCGCTTGTGCCGAGCGCGAGCTGGTCCAGCGCCTTCGAGCCTACCCTCGATGGGTCGAGGCCAAGCGGATGACGCAGGCGCTCGCCGACCGTCAGACCGCGCTCATGCAGGCTATCGCACGCAAGCTGCGCGCGGAGGCTAATGCCGAGGGTGCGAAGGGGGATCTGTTCGACGGGGAGGTGCACCCATGATCGGCCGCACGTACCTCGAAAAGGGCGCGCCCGTCCGCGTTCTGATCCGCTGGGGCCTGACCAGTGCCGGTGCCTGTGCACCGATCGGCCCGCTCAACGACTGTAGCTGGAGCAAGCGGGGCGCCCCGCGCAACGTCCTGATCGAGCGCCAGGACGGCAGCCGGGTCGTCCGGCCGTTCCGTGGCCTGCGTAAGCTGCCGGAGGTGAGCCGTGAAGGAGCGTCATTCTAAGGTGAATTTCACCCGCACAAAATCTGCCGATCGCTCCACCACTCGGCAGCGGTTTCGGATTTGGATCGACATCGCGATCAGAAGAAACTCATCTGGAAGGCGGTTCGCATCTGAAAGCTCGACCCGCGCTTCTCGAAACCCTTCGAGCTTCGCCAGGCAGTCAACGATGCGGATCGGATCCCCCAAAAGTCGCAGATGCGACTTTGAAGCCAACCCGCGGTTTCAAAGGATCGGTCGGCATGCAATCTCTGCGTGAAACTATGTTGCAACAGTCTATGCATGCCATGACGGAACTGAAACAGTTCTATTGCGAATATCTGCTTGATTTTTCGACTTGCGACACACGGCCACTCGTCGCGGATTGCATTCTAAATATTCTTTTAGATTGTGCCCGCGCCCAAAGTAGCCCGCTCGACATCCCGAAAGCGGCATGAGTGCGATAAGCCGTTGGCCGCCTTAGAAAGTGAATATCAGTTCGATCTTCCGGCCCCGCTGCCAGGCAACTCGGCAACGTTGGTTGATGTACAGCCCTGTCGAAACCAAGCGCAAAAGCCCAAACGGCATTATTTGGGGTTCGACTTCGATCATTGCGCCGGCCTTACCTAGATCCCAAACTAGGCAATCGTGGCATTCTTCTGGATCCCCAAAATATATTTGCCCTGTTTTCAACGCCGTTTGGCGCGCGTCTTCTTTGTTTCGTTCAGCCATAAAACGCCCTTGGACTGGTAAATAGGGTTCTAAATAGAGAGCAATTTTTGTCGCATTAAGTTCCGAATTTAATTTGCTGCTTGTAGCTGGTCCCATTGGAGAAGCGATATGAGCGCCACCGCCCTCGCCACCCTCGACCTGTTCGGCGTGCCATTCGCCGACACCATCGCCCGTTCGGCCAACCTGTCCCGGTGCGGCGCCTACCGCTTCACGCTGACCCGCACCTGGTCGAGCGAGGGTGGCCACGTCTGCTTCATCGGGCTGAACCCGAGCACGGCCGACCACCGGCAGGACGACCAGACGGTTCGCCGCTGGATCCACTTCGCCTGGTCCTGGGGCTACGGCGGGTTCACCGCGGTCAACCTCTACCCGCTGCGCACCCCGTCGCCGCCCGAGTGCCGGGCCTGGGCGCAGTACATGGACAACGGCCCGGATTGGTACGCGCGGGACCGCATCCACTTCAACAACCTGCCGGTCCTCTTGCGCGAGGCGAAGGCAGCCGCGCTGGTGGTCGCTTGCTGGGGCGCCGGCGCTTGGGACCCCGAATTCGTCGACCACGTGCTCGAGGAAATCACCACCGGCGAGGCGCCATGGCCCGATGTCCACTGCTTCGGGCTGACGGCTGACGGCGCGCCGCTGCACCCGATGGCGCGAGGGCGGTCGCGGATCCCGGATCACGCACGGCCAGTGATGTGGAAGGAAGGCTCCCGATGATCGCCCCCGACCCCGGCCGCACGGCCTACGAAGCTCGCTTCGCCGACTGCCGCCCGCGCGAGTTTGACCCGTGGGACAGCCTGGAGCCGGAGGTTAAGGCGATCTGGGCGCGGGTAGAGGTGGCGAGCCGCGTCGGCGGCGCGGTCTACACGGGCGACACCCGGCAACTGCACGCCGACCTGCTCATGGCGGCCGACGAGCTCGCCCGCATGGCGGCTCATGCCATAACGCCCGGACCGAAGGGCGCCGTCTGGGTCGAAAGCCCGGACCTGCTCATCGCCCTGTACCGGAACGCTGCGATCGCTTTGGCGACCGCCGATCGGGACAGCAGCGAATACGCTGACGCCATGAACGCGCGCATGGAAGACGCGGTGATATTCGAGCGCCTCCTCATCGCCTTCCACGACGCGATCCGCCGGCCGCTCGGCGTCACGCCGGACAGCGGGGCCGAGTTCTACGACCCGCGGATGGCGGACGAGGCGGAGGCGCGGCTGGCGCAGGGTGGGCGGACGGCATGAGCGCGACCGCCGATCAGATCATCCAGCAAAGGTGGAAGCGCATGTTCGTCGTGTTCGACCTGGACGGCACGCTCGCCCTGACCGAGCACCGCGCGCACTTTCTGAACCGGCCCGGTCGCGAGAAGGACTGGCGCGGGTTCTACGCCGCCTGCGATCGGGACGAGCCCTGCCACCCGATCATCCGCACGCTGCTGGCGCTCGACGCGACCGGCGCCGAGGTCGAGATCTGGTCCGGCCGGTCCGACGAGGTGAAGGACAAGACCACCGCGTGGCTGGCTGAGCAGGGGCTGGGGCACATCCTAATCCGGACGCGGGCTGCCGGCGACCACCGCCCCGACACGGTGCTGAAGGCCGAATGGCTGGACGAGGGCCGGAAGCCGGATCTGATCTTCGAGGACCGAGCGAGCGTCGTCGCCATGTGGCGGGCGCGCGGGTTCGTGGTGTGCCAGGTCGCGCCGGGGGAGTTCTGATGAACCGCCGCTACGCCGCCCCCACGTCGGTCCCGATGGACCGTAGCATCTCTGAGATCCGGACCACAGTCCGGCGCTACGGAGCCAGCGAGTTCGCTCACATGGAAAGCGACACGCAGGCCGCGATCCACTTCACCATGCGCGGCCGGCGGATCCTGTTCCGGCTCGCGATGCCGGACCCGAAGGCGGCCGAGTCCACGAAGACCGAGACGGGCAAGCCTCGCTCGGCCAGCGTCGCCGAGGCCGCGTGGGAGCAAGCCTGCCGCTCGCGCTGGCGGGCGCTCGCTTTGGTGATCAAGGCGAAGCTCGAGGCCGTCGAGGTCGGCATCGTGGTATTCAAGGACGAGTTCCTCGCCAACACGGTCCCGCCGGGCGCGAGCGTTACCTTCGGCGAAGCTGTACGCGAGAACATGCGGCTGGCCCATGAGAAGACAGCGCTGACGCCGCTGCTGCCGTATCTGGGAGGGGCAAATGGGTGAAGCGGTGCAGCCCCTGGCTTACCGACCGAAAGACGCGGCGACTGTGCTCGGCGTGAGCCGCTCTACGATCTACCAGATGATCGCCGACGGACAGCTCGTGGCGCGGAAGCTGGGCACAGCGACGGTGATCCCTCACTCCGAACTGGCGCGCGTGCTCGACGGAGCGGCCTTATCCGCGGCCACGAAAGCCGCCCAGGCATCCATCAAGTGACGGCGCTTCTGCAGAGCGTCGCCGCGGCGATAGGCTCGCTCAGTCTCATCGCCGACGAGGTGCGCGAGCGCGGCCTCTGCCAACTCGCTTGAGAAGTCGGTTTCCTCGGTCACCCAGTCCCGGAACGAGGACCGGAATCCATGCACAGTGTAGCCGTTCGAGTCGGCGCCGCGCAGGAACATCGCCAGGGTCATATCCGACAGCGGCGTGCCGACCCGCGACGGGAACACCAGATCGCCCGGCTTCGCGCCGTCAGGCCGCACCGAAGACAGGATCGCGAGCGCTGGCACGGTGAGCGGTACCCGGTGCTGCCGGCCGCCCTTCATGCGCTCGGCCGGGACCGTCCAGAGCGCACCCGCCATGTCGATCTCGCCCCAGATCAGCCCGCGCGTCTCTCCGGATCGCGCCGCCGTCAGGATCGTGAAGCGCAGCGCCAGCGAAGAGAAGCTCGTGCGCCCTGCCGCGATCGCCGCGTAGAACGCCGGCACCCCGAGATAGGGCATCGCCTTGTGATGGCCCCGGGTCAGTTTGCGGGACTGCGGTAGGAGCACGTCGAGGTGGCCGCGCCAGCGCGCAGGGTTCTCGCCCGTCCGGTGGCCGCCGACCCGGGCCGCGTCCAGCACGCGCTCGATGCGGCCGCGAATCCGCCGCGCCGTCTCGGCCTTCTCGTGCCACATCGGCCGGAGCACCGCGAGGACGTCATCGGTTCCGATCCCTGCCACCGGCAAGCTCCAGAGGCTCGCGGCCTGGACCTCGAGCGTCTGCCGCCACTGCGCGCGGTGGGACTCGTTCCGCCACGTCTTCTCACGGTCGGCCATGTAGGTCAGGGCAACGTCGGCGAATGTGACGGGCGCCGGCGGGGCAGGGGGCGCCGCTGCTGCGGCCTTCGCCTCGATCGGGTCGATGCCATCGGCGATCTGCGCACGGGCCGCCGCGGCCAACTCGCGGGCCCGGGCCAGGGAAACAGCACCGAGCGAGCCGAGGCCCATCTCGCGTCGCCGGCCCGGCATCCGGTACAGCATAACCCAGCGCTTCGACCCGCTGGGCTCGATGGAGAGGTAGAGGCCGCCGCCGTCGGCGTGCCGGCCCGGCTCCGTCAACGTCTGGACCTTACGCGCCGAGAGCCGATTAATCTCGCGCGCCATCCCGCCCCACCATTTACCCCACCAGCTACCCCACCATTTGCCGGCGATTGCAGCGGATGGCGGCGGACACCGATGGAATGTGTGGCGGCCAACGGCCTATGATCGCAAGGGAAAAACGACAGCCACGGACGCCGGCGGATCGAACTTCGACAGACACCCCTTCCGCCAGCATTCTGCTTAGCTTCGAGCGCCACGATGGGCGCTGCGATCAGGGCTCGCGGCCCGGCAATCCATGCTCGTCAGTCGAAGCGGCGCGAACGCGTTACGTTCGTGAGCATGCCCTCAGCGGACGGATAGCGCCGTATCAGAGGCCTCGCTCCGGAAATGCCTGGCCGTTCGAGGCCGAACGTGACATTTTTGCTGTCTGCAAACGCGTAGGCGAATCGATCAGAGGCAATAGAGCGGCGCCTCAAGCGCTGTGTCGACGCTGGCGGACCTTCGGCGCGGGCGATGTTTTTTCCCTGTGGCGAACCGCATTTCGAAGGGCCGCAACCATGAGTTCGGTCTGCGATTCCAGTACACGCTGGCTGCGATCGTGCCGAGTTGTTCGCCAAGCCATCAGAAACCCGATGAAGGCCGCCGATAGGCTCGCCACGAAGGGGGCGGTGAACACAGCAACCAGAGTTCCGTACGGCATCAAGATGATCACGCTGGCGATCCCTGTGCCGATTGCGACCGCTAACAGAACGATCATCGGAACGTCACTCCTAAAGTCGATGACCACCTGAGCGGGGTCACCGTATCTTCCTACAGGATTTTTGGTTAATCCGATTGCAATGCGGATGCTTTCGGCTGGGGTAAGCGCCAGATCTCCCTCCGATCAGTTGTCGTCCGGATACTGACCCGTCATTCCATAACGTGGGCTGAGTTTCGCATGCGAGCCACGTTGGGAACGATACTTGGTCACGTCGGAACGTACCACATACCATCGCAGCGGTCCGATGCTC